GCCCTGTGCCCTGTGCCCTGTGCCCTGTGCCCTGTGCCCTGTGCCCTGTGCCCTGTGCCCTGTGCCCTGTGCCCTGTGCCCTGTGCCCTGTGCCCTGTGCCCTGTGCCCTGTGCCCTGTGCCCTGTGCCCTGAGCCCTGTGCGGCGCTGGTAGAACTTTGGCCCGAGTGAGTGCGGGGTATCTTTGGCCCGACCAGGGTAGGCAGCCCGACTACCATACGATAGGGCGGGATAGGGTATCCGATATAGGCCACGATACGCCGGTGCGCTATAGCCTACTCACCTCACTACTACTGTGCAGCATACTACATAATACAATGGTCAGCCTTAGTGTAGTGCATTCGTCATAAGCATACTGCTCATTCATCACTATTGCTATTAGCATATCATCACATCATTCATTGCATTCATCATTAGCATAACATAACATCATTCATTGCATTCATCTAATCATTAAACAACTAAACAATGTTAATCAATCAAATGAATTGAATCATTGTATTACTTTGACTGTTACGCATCGTTACGATTAACGGATTGACATTCGTTCGCGTATGTCGTAGAGTAGCGGTAATGGATCAACGGCAGCCATGTCGCTGAGATGTTTGGTAACTTCATAGAGATAGCGAATGCAAATGATTTCAGCTTCACGCATTTACTAATCCGAAATTCGTTAAAGCAAATTCGTTAAAGCAAATTCGTGAATGCTAACCGATTAGCAGAAGCAAATATTTTACGAATGGGAATGGTTTGCTAATGAAAAGAATTCGCAGCCGGGGGCGCTTGAATTAGCAGATGCACCCGGGGGTACCCCTCCCCGTGGGACGCCGCGCCTCCCCTGGCAAAGGCGCATTTTTTACACAGGCAAACGCACAGAAGCCCAACTGAAGTCACACGAACACAACATGCAGTGGCCGAGACCCCACACAACCCCACATCTTGTGCCCGCCAGCAGCACTAGGTAGACAGCCTACTTAGTTGCAAAATCAAGGGACTCGGGGGTGTGGAAAACCCAAATTGCATCTTTGAGCTGATCTGTCAAGCCAGTGCTGGCAATACTGTGATATAATTGCAAGTGCAAATGTGGAAAACCCTGTGTATAACTTAAGGAGCGCGCATGGCGGGCTACCGCAATGATCGGGAGTATGTCAAGAACCGAAACGCTCTCCGGCGGCAGACAATGGCCTACGGCCTTCCATGTGCTATATGCCACGGCGCAAGAGGACCCATCCTGTTCGACGTTGACCGGAATCACCCCCTCTCATTCGAGGCGGACCACGAGATACCAGTCTCGGTGGCTATGGCTATGGGCATGTCTCAAGCGCGAGCGCAGCGAGGCAAACTCAGGCCCTCGCACCGAGTGTGCAATCAGAGCCGGGGGAACAAACCAGACCCGGACCCTAACAGGCTCGCATCAGACATAGAAGTGGAATGGTGAAATGGCAAGACCAATTAAGTACCAGTGCGGTACTAAGCAAGCGTATCAACGGCACATCAAGCGCGGAGAGAATCCCTGCGCTAAGTGCATTACGGCAAAGCACGGGCGTATTGACGAGCGGAAAGAGGAAACCGAGTACATCACCGATGAACTCGGCGAGTGGCAAGAGAGCGATGATATGTTCATCAAGATCGGGCCTATTCTCGATGAGGACAACGCGCTTATCGAACTCGCCGATCTTCGGGAGAACTACAAACTGGTCCGGGAGAAGATGCTGACCTCCGGAGCGCGTGATCTTGCGCCTCTCTCTAAGCGCCGCGAGGAACTGATGGATCGCATTGTCGAGATTCAGGAGGCAATGGCTTCGGAGGGTCAGGAGGTTGTCGAGGAAAAGATGAGCATTGTTGATGAAATGGCGGCGCGCCGTCGCGCCCGACTGGATAAGGGGGCGTAATGGCAATCAATCTTGATATCAACGAAGACAATGGGCTGAGAAAGGGGTCTCAGACCCCACGCTATTCCCATCACCCAACGTACTTCACGACTGCGGCGGACGATGCTATCGACCTCGCCGCCGTTGCGGGGCTGAACCTCATGCCTTGGCAGGAGTACGTGCTTCGTAACTCTCTCGGCGAGAAGCCTGACGGCAAGTGGGCCTCCTTCGTCAACTGCCTGGTGATACCCAGACAGTCAGGAAAAAACGCTCTGATTGAGGCCCGCCAGTTGGCCGGTATGTACCTCTTCGGCGAGGACGTGCAGACGCACACCGCGCACGAGGCGCAGACCGCCTCTAAGGCACAGATCGCACTCTCTCAGCGCATCCTCTCTACCCCGGCGCTCGCCGAGTACATCGAGGGCTACGACGGCGACAAGGATCAGACGCTCAAGGACATTTCCGGCTTCCGTATGGGCAACGGAAAGCACATCAAGGGCATCTTCCATGTCAACGGAAAGCGTGTCGAGCGGATCATCGAGTACATCGCCCGAACGGGTACTGGTGGACGAGGCTTCACCGGAGACGTCCTGTATCTTGACGAGGCTTTCGCTATCAAGGAGTCTGAGATGGGTGCTCTGCTGCCCACGCTCCGCGCTAAGTCCCTCATTGGAAACCCCCAGGTGTGGGTAACCTCCTCGGCGGGAATGGCAGACTCGGTGTACTTGGAGTCGCTTCGCCGTCAGGGGATTGAAGGCTCCGATCCTTCGCTGGCCTATTTCGAGTGGTCTGCGGATGATGAGACTATCCGCGACGAGGATGACCCGGTTGAGTGGGATCGTGATGAGTGGTATCGCTCTAATCCCTCGTTGGGGTACCTGGTCTCCGAGGACCACATGGCTAAGGAAATCAAGCAGTTGAGCGAGACGTCCGATGGTGTCGAGGAACTACGGCGAGAACTCCTTGGCATCTGGTCTACTGGTGCAGGAAGGCCGATCTTCAATCTCGGAACCTGGATGAACCGAAAGTCCACGGAAGAGAAGATCAAGTTGGACAAGCCGTGCTTCGCGGTGGACGTCAGCCCGGATCGCTCGGGGGCTTCCATCACTGTCACCGGACAGCACAACGGCAAGTACGTTACCCGTGTGCTGTACGACGACGAGGGTACCGGGTGGGTTCCCAGCCGACTCAAGTCTCTTGTGCTTGAGGGCGTTTCCAAGGGCGACGGGAAGATTCCGATTCTCGCCATTGGCAACTCAGCCGCACAGTCGCTTGAATCTGAGTTCAAGAAGGAGCGGCTGAACGTTCGGTGGATTTCCACGGCGCAGTATGCACAGGCTTGTGGAAATATCTATGATATGATTTACCAGGATACTATGTCCCATACTGGTCAGCCGGTTCTTACGAATGCCGTTATGGCGCTTCGTCGTAAGGATAAGGGTGCTGGCCTTTTCGTGTGGGATAAGGCTACACCTATGAATGAGATTCGAGCCGCTGTGGCTATGACGGTCTCTACGTTCGGCGCAAAGGCTCGTAAGGATGCTTTCGCGGACGATAGTGTTGCCCGTAAGAACCGTAATCGCTCTTTCTGAGAGGCATAAATGGCTAGGAAACTAACTACCGAAGAGGCTGAACTCTTCGAGACCATGCGCGGCATGATCCGAAATCACAAGAAGCACAATAACCTGCGTACCCGATTTCTTGAGGGCAAGGAGCACGTCAATGCCATGTCGGTGTCGATCCCTCCGCGACTGAAGTCGGATCAGACTCCTATCGGGTGGCCCAAGAAGACCGTTGAGAAGTTCTCTGAGCGGTTCCGCCTTGAGGGCTTCATGTCCCGCAAGGGGGGCTCGGATAGTGTGATCGAGGTCTTGACCGACCATTTCATCTCCCCCGCGGGTCAGGTGCAGTTCCGTATGGCGGTTGAGGGCGCGCTGACTCATGGACCGGCGTTCGTCTTCACGTCTCGCGGGCGCACGGACCTCGGTGAGCCTGAGTTCATCTCCACTACCCGCAGCGCGCTGACGGCCACGGCCTTGTTCGATGGTCGCTCAGGCCGTGTCTCGGCGGCGCTTGAGTCTCTGCCGGATGACAAGTGGAACCTCTGGCTCCCTGGTCGAGTTCTTCTGATCGGCAACAGCACGAATCCGCTTGAGCAGTGGGGTGTGCTCGATACGTTCGAGACGGGGGTGCCTCGCGTCCTGTGCTCGGTGTATCGTCACGACCCAACTCCGGCTAACCCCTACGGGCAGTCGCGCATTACGCGCCCGCTCATGGGTTACACCATGAGCGCAGTGCGCACGATGCTGCGTCAGGAGTCCGCTGAGGACGTCACGGCGGCACCGCGTATGGCGCTCCTCGGCGCGGTCGAGGAGATTTTCCAGGACGAGGACGGCAACCCTGTTGAGAAGTGGGATGCCATGACCGGCGCTATCTGGGGAGTCCCGGATATCACCGACCCGGAGGACCCGCTGGCAGAGCCGCGACGGCCGGAACTCAAGTCGTTCCCGCAGATGACTCAGCAGCCCTACAACGACAAGTTGCGGATGCTGGTCGAGTTCGTCTCCGGCGAAACGTCGATCCCGGCCTCGGAGTTGGGTCTGTCGAATGACTCGAATCCGGCGTCGGCTGAGGCGGTGCAGGCGCACGAGGGCGCAATGATCCGAGCGGCGAACAAGCAACGAGAGTTCTTGGCAGAGGGCGTCATGTCCCATGCGCTCGATGTGCTCTCGCTGGCTTTCCCTGACGACGATCTTGCCAGCATCTCGGCGGGTATTCTCCCCCGATTCGCTGATCCTCGCACGATCAGCCCGATGGAGCAGTCGCAGTACGTCGCCGCTCAGGTCGCGGCGGGCAACTTCTTGCCGGGTACGGCGGAGACTATGCGCGAACTGCCTCTTTCGGAGGAGGACGTGCAGTTGCATGTCCAGGCTAACACTAAGGCCCGCAATTCGGATGCGATCAACAGCCGTATCAACGGCGCGGACGACCCCCGGATCGCAGAGGCCGAACTTGAGGGAGTTGCTATGGACAACTTCGGCAAGGCTATTCGAGCCGGTGTGACTTTCGAGTCCGCTGCAAGGCGGTATGGCCTTGATTGGGCTGAGGACAGCGGTCGAATTCCGACCACCGTCAGGCTCCCCGCAGAGGAGAAGGAGGAGTTTGAGGAGTGAATGAGGCAGACAAGTATCTCCGAGAGCGAGACAAGGCAGTAGCACGAGCAGAGGCCGAACTCGCTAAGTTCTACGCGGGAGTTGATTGGTCTGAACCGCTCCGTGCTAAGGAGCAGTTGACCCAGGAACTCCCAATTCTTGTGGAAGAGTGGTCGGCGATGATCGGGCAGATCGGGCTTGACTATGCGGCGGCTATGGGTACCCCGGCAAAATACCTCGTCCCCGTAGACAATCCGGTGTGGGATGCCATTGTCAATTCGATCAAGTGGGCTATTGAGCCGCTGTTCGGCACGGATAAGCCCGATTCTGCGGGCGCTAAGCGGTTGCTGAACGGCTCCATGACCCGGCATATGCAGCAGGGGAACCGGGATAACCTGCGTAACATCGGTCGTCGGTATAAGGAATTGCGCTACGCGCGCGTCCTCCGGGGAGAGTATGACTGCGCTTTCTGCATTGTGCTAGCTTCCCGAGGCGATGTGTACCACACCAAGGAATCTGCTGGATACGATATCCGGGAAGTAGACGGCGATAAGTTCCACGACTGGTGTGACTGCGACATTATTCTCGTGAAGTCCGATGACGACTTCCCCGCAGGCTATGACCCCGAGCAGTATTTCGATATGTACGAGTCTGTTCACCAGAGTGGAGACACAATTTCAGACGTCGCGCAGCGCATGAGAGAGAAATTCGATCACATTACGCATTAATGTGATATAATGGTTTTCGACAAGTGTTCGGAAAGAACACAATATGACCCGAAAAGGGAGATATGATGAGCAAGGACGCAACTAGCACCGACGAGAAGGACGAGGCCGCAAAGGTCGCAACTGCTGAGTCGGAGGATTCTGAGGCCGCTGAGGAGACGGAGACCCCTGAGGTTTCCGAGGACGGCACCGAGGAATCCGGAGAGGATTTCCGCGCTAAGTACGAGGCTCAGCGAGAGCATTCTCGCACTTGGGAGTCTCGTGCTAAGGCCAACGAGAAGAAGTTGGAGAAGGAAATCCAGAAGAATCAGGACCTCACTAATGAGGTTGATTCGCTGAAGACGGAGATTGCCAACAAGGATCGAGAGGTCCTGGTGGCTAAGGTCTCCGCAGAGGAGGGCGTTCGCCCTCAGTTCCTCTCCGGCGAGACCGAGGAGGAACTTCGGGACTCGGCTAAGGTTTTTCTTTCCGAGTACCGTCCGGTGAAGAGCAATCCTGGTGGATATGTCGGATCGCACGGTAGTGCAGATGATTCGGCGACCAACACCGTTGAGAGTCCCGCTAAGCGTGCGGCTCGTTACAAGATTTAATTCTCAACTTAGGAGATAAACACATGGCATCGTCTTACGATCCCGTTGTGTCGGATGACACGTTCACCGACATTAGTTACAAGTGGCTCGCGTCGCGTCACGGTCTTGCCAATGCTAAGACCTACCTGATTGACGCTGCGGCTTTCCCGGAGGGCACCTTCGAGAATGGCCGCGTCCGTGCGGGCCAGACCCTCTCGCTGAATGACTCCGGCGACAAGGTTGTTCCCTACGCGGAGGGCAAGACCTTCCTGGGCTGCCTTGCGTACGACCGCTCGGTGCGAAAGGGCGACGAGTTTGTGCCGGTCCTCCTGCACGGCATCGTCAACAAGGAGTTCCTGCCCAAGACTGCCGTCGTCCCCGCTGACAGCGCGCACATTCTTTTCCGCTGATACTGAGAGGCTGACTTACTTTGGCTACTATTCACTCTGAGTTCTCTCCCAATGATACGTCGGTTTTCGCACGTACTCTGATTGAAGAGAACGACACTGCAATCCTGGGTCGTCTGTTCCCGAACAAGACCCAGAACTCGCGCTATGCGACGTGGACCGAGACTATCCCCGGTGGCAAGAACGTCGCCCTGTACCGTTCGCACGGTGCTGAGGTTCCGTTCGGCGAGATGAGCGGCGGCGGGCGCGAGAAGTCCGCTCGAATCGCTAATCTCGGCCTGAAGCTGCTGTACTCCGAGGACGACATTGTTGCTGTCCAGGAGGGCGTTGCCGACGAGCAGGCGATCATCGACCGTCTGACCGCTGAGGTCACCTCCTCGGTGATGAACGCTGTCAACCGTATGCGTGCGGATGCTTTCGAGAAGGCATCGTTCGTCCTCCAGGGCGAGAACTCGTTCGTTCCGGTGACGTTCGACCGTAACCCGGACCTGACGACTACCGCTCCGACCCTGTGGACCGATCCCACTGCTGACCCCATCCTCTACATCTCGAACCTTGCTGACAAGGTTCAGGAGGAGTCGGGTGTCCGCCCGAACACGATCATCACGTCTACCCGCGTTGCTTCCGAACTCCGCCGCCAGGCTGTCATGTTCGCCTACGCGGTTCAGGACAAGCAGGTCCCCTTCATCTCGCATGACGCCGTGCAGTCGGTCCTCGCCTCCTATGGCCTGCCGACTCTTGAGGTTTACGACGAGGTTGACTACAAGGGCGACCGCTTCTTCTCGGACGACAAGATCTTCCTGACGTCCTCGGCGGGCGTCGGCGATACCGTCTGGGGTCCGTCCACTGCGGCCCGCAACAGCCTTTCCCGTGGTCAGGCCCCCGGCATCTACGTCGGAGCCTACCAGGATCAGGACGCGGACACCACTTACATTCGTGCTGACGCTACTGTCATGCCGATTCTGACCAACCCGAACGCTACTGCTGTTGCGAAGGTGATCTGATATGGCGAAGGTTCGTGACGATCTTACTGGCTCTGTGCTGGTGTCCAACGGCACGTTCCTCCATGCAGGCGATGAGATTCCCGAGGGTATCACCCTCGGCGACCATCTGATTGCGGAGGGGGCCCCCAAGCCTCGTGCCAAGCGACAGACTAAGGCCGATTCCGACGACGAGTGAGGCGGTGACCTATGTGGCCCACCCCGGACGAGTTTTTGATTTCATGGGTCGGCGAGGATAAGCCCACCGACTCTGAAGAGACTATCCAATATTGGCTCGACAGAGCCGAGGTTGAGGCCCTTTCTGTTTCACCTAACTTGGAGAACCTTGTCTTTGAGGGCAAGATCAACCCGGTCAAGGTGAAAATGGTCATCATCTCAGCGGTCAATCGGGTTTTCCGAAACCCTGGAATGATCCGCTCCTACCAGGAGTCTATGGGCACTGGTGGTATCACCGGCCAGGCTTCTACTTCGTTTGCAGGTTCCCGCCTCGGAGAGTTGTATTTCTCGCCCGACGAGATTGCGGCTCTCCGAGGCAAGCCCCGTAGGCGCAGCGCTTTCAGTGTGATCCCAGGAGGCAAGTGATGAAACTGAAGATTTTTGCTTCAGATCGCTTGCCTTTTGCGGTACACACCATTACGGTTGTCCGCCCTAAGCCCGTACCTGAGTTGGGTACGGCTTTCGGCGGATTCGATGACGCAGAGCGATTCGATATTGAGGGTTGTAGCATTCAGCCAGGTGAGAAGTGGGAACACCACATCCGTGCGGCGAATGCTGTCAACCGCTTTTCTATCTGGCTTCCTATCGACTCGGATATCCGGTCTACGGATCGGGTGGATTTCACCCTGCATGGGCGCGAGTATCGCGGCATGTACGTAGACGGGAATCCGGGTGTTTGGATTGACCCCCGAGGTATTCAGTCTCATCTCCTCATCAATGTGATTGACTCGCATGAGTTGGCATACGAGGATGAGTACGAGGCTGCCAGGGAAGCCGACGAGACCATGCCTGACCCATTCGCTCCCTCGGAGGATGGTGGTCTGTATGGCTAAGAAGATGAAGTGGGAATGGTATCCCGCTCAATTCGAGAAGCAACTGCATCGCGGCGAGGGAACTCAGCGGGTCATCAATCAGGTCGCTGGCGAGATTGCCGACGATGCGGCTTCCGGGTCCCACCGAAACAACCCGAAGTACGACGTTGAGGGGTACCAGGGCAAGACCCGATACACCGGAACAGTCGTGACTTCTAACTGGGCTTCCATGTGGGACGAGCGGCGGGATCGTCTCCTGAGCCGTGCAGCATTCCAGCATCGAGGAGGTAAGTGATGGATCATGTGCTTCATTTGCAGGTCGTCCATCAGATTCTCAAGGATGCTGGGATTACTGCCTCGGTGAAGCGGGTCGAGGGGGCGGACCCCTTCATCCGCTTCATCCTGTTCGGCACTCACGAATCGGTGGGACGATGGATGGACCGAGCGGTTATCGAAATCGAGTCTTGGGCCTCTTCGCCCATGAAGGCTATGGAACAGCTCACAGTTGCCAAGGCGGCTTTTGATGATGCTGTTCTGCATAACCCGAATGTTCGTGAAATCCGATATGACGAATTGATGCGTGAGTTGCCAACCGGAGAAGAGGGTTGGGAACGATATATCATGCGAATCTACATGAGGACTAGGAATACCGCTAATGGATGACGTCAATGTGCATGTTTCTGTGGACCGCGAGTTCGCAGGGTTCTCCCTGAAGGCCGGGGAGGACAATTACGTTCCGGCCAATGTGGCGCGGAACCTTGTGGCCTCTCGTAAGGCCGTTTATGCGGAGAAGGATGAACCGGAGACTAAGCCGGACGATGCTCCCGTGACCCCTACTCCGGTCGGTCGTCCCAAGGCTGACTCCGACCGTACTTCTAACTAAGGAGATTAACTGTGGCGACTGAACTCCACCGTAATTCTGATAACGTTCGTATCTTCGGTGATCTGCGGGATGCCATTTGGCTCGCTCCCGTGGGCACCGCACTCCCGACCTCGCTTGAGGATGACCTCCCCTCGCCGTGGATCGCTGTCGGCTGGCTCTCGGAGGACGGCATCACCTATGAGCCGTCTACCGACGTGGAGAAGTTCAAGGCTCACCAGGGCGGCGCTACTGTCCGCACCAAGGTGACCTCCACCGAGAAGACTCTCGGTTTCACCATGCTTGAGTCCAACCCGCTGACTCGTAAGATTTACGAGAACGCCGCCGATCCGGTGACCGTCTCTGAGGGCGTCGCCCGCATGGACCTGAAGGAGTCCATCGGCGTTGTCGAGTTCGCTGCGGTTGTGCAGAACTACGACGAGACCCCCACGGGTGACGTCGCTGAGTTCATGTGCATCGAGCGACTTGCTATCGGTGAGCGCGGCGAGACCACGCTCTCGAACGCTGATATTCGCGGCTTTGAGGTGACCGGCGACGTGCTGGGTCAGTCTTACATTCTGACCAACGCCCCGTCGATTGTCGAGGCCGCTCAGGCCTGATAGCCTGACTAAGACCAACCCCCTACCCTTTCATTTCCGTGGCGCGGATGAGAGGGTAGGGGGTTTTCTTTATTTGTATGGTATAATGGGTGAGTACAATATAGCGCCACACTGAATGGAGAAATACTTATGTCTGACGAGATTACTACCCCCACCGATATCCGAGAGCGTCGTCGCAGCCAGGCGGAGGCCGCCCCGCGACCGCGACCCCAGGATCATCTTGGAAAGGGTGGCGAGCCTCGGAACCAGGAGTTCCAGCCGCGAGACCTGTCTAAGCCGATTGAGGTGAAGTACCTGGACGAGACGTTCATGGTTTACCCCCGCGCGCTGGATGACTTCTCGCAGGTTGAGCGTCTTGCTGGTATCGACCTGGACCTCAGCGAGAATTCCGAGCCGGTTCCCGGCTACGATGCTCTCCTCGCTGAGGATTCTCAGGTCGCAAGCATCTGGGATTCCCTGTGGCGATTCCTGGGCTGGGGGACTCTCGCAAACGAGGACGTGTATGAGGAGTACCGGGTTCTCCGAGCGGCTATCTACAAGAAGTACGGCTACTGCTCGACTCAGCTGGTTCTCAAGTTCTCGGAGGTTGCTGCTGAGGAGGCTCAGAAGGCTCTGGACCCTGAGGGAAACTCGAATCGTTCGCGTACTTCCTGAGGGAATGTCCCAACGCGGTGAGGGTTGACCTCTGGCGAGAGGGAATCGACCTAGATTCCTGGATCGCTGAGGGCCGATCCGCGTTGCTCTGCGCGAGCGTTCTCATGTCTTGCCCCTCCGGCTCCGAAATCTGGAAGGAAGCCGGAGGGTGGGTGGCATTGACGGACACTCAATTTGCCACGGTGCAGAACTCCTTTGGAGTCTCTATGCAACTCTGGGCCTCAGGTGACGCTAAGAAGTCTACTCAGCCCAAGGAGCCTAAGCCCCCGGTTGGTCGTATCAAGGAGCGCCAGACGGGGGTCAAGAAGGAGAAGTCCTTTGTCAGCAAGTCGCAGAACTTCATTGAACGCTTCGGCGGTATTGACACTGAAGAGATGAATGAGCGGCTTTCTGCATGGGGCGACGACTGGAAGACCGCTCCGGCTAAGAAGCGGCATCAGGATTCCGCTCAGAGGCTTCTTGCTTGGCAGACCGAAGCCGCTGAGGCTCATAAGGAATGACGCATCCGGAAAGGGGCGCTGACTCATAGGGTCAGCGCCCCTTTATTCGTAACTAAGGAAGAAGGTACTCTATGGCTGGAAGGCAGCCACCTATTGCGACAGCCTGGGTTGCCGTCACCCCGGAGACTGTCGGTTTCCGAAAGAAGGTGGAAAAGGACCTACAGGACCTTAACACCACGGCGAGTCGAACTGGCTCGCAGGCGGGTACTAACTGGTCCAAGTCCTTTGTTGACGCATTCAAGAAGAACAAGGTCCGTCTCAGCGATACTGGTCTCGACCAGGCTGAGCGCGAGTACCTCGCAGCGCAGGCCCGGATGGAGAAGACTACTCTCGCCGGAGCCAAGAAGCGAACCGACGCTGAGAAGAAGTATTCTGATGCGCTTGAGGATAGCGTCAAGGCTTCCAAGGAGTTCGGCCCCTGGTCGGGCGAGTACAAGAAGTCCCTAGACGCTGTAACTGATGCTCAGCGCAGGCTAAATCAGGTTACCAAGGAAACCGCCGAGGAGCAAGAGGCTCTTCAGGCGGAAGTGGAAGCATCCTCGGAGAGTCTGACGAAGCTCCGCAAGGAGATTGACGGCATTGAGAATGCGGCTGGGCCTGCATGGGCCAAGGGTATTCGCAAGAACCTGCATATCGCCTTCACCTCGGTGGGCGAGATTGCGGATGACGCTGGCCGGGAAATGGGAGTACGGCTCAGCGAGTCGTTCAAGGATACGATTCGGAAGCAGAACATCGGAGCGGCAGTCGGTGCGTCTTTGGGCCGTCTGTCGGGTGCTCGTGCGCTGATGGATTTCGCAGAGGCGGCTAAGGATTCGGCGCTGAACGCTGACCGACTCGCTGTTGCTGCGGGCAACGCGGGACTCCGAATCGGCGGCCTCGGCCTCGTCGCTGTCGGCGCTACAGGCAGCATCCTGGCACTGAGCGGAGGACTCGGCTCTATGCTGAGCACTGCCCTTGTGCTTCCCGGCATCTTGGCTGCCGTAGCGACTGGCGCGGTAGTCTTCCGTGTCGCCCTCTCGGATATTTCTAATGTTCTTCCTGACGTCACTGAGGCTTATAAGGGCCTAGGCGACATTATCAAGGAGAACTTCTGGGAGCGGGCGGCTGCGCCTATGCGGGACGCGGCTTTTCGGCTCCTCCCGGTTCTATCGGCTGGCCTCGCTGAAGTGTCAAATCAGTTTGGCGGTTGGGCTGTAGCGATTTCCTCGGTGGTCGGTTCCGCTAAGGGTCTTCAGTGGATCGGTGACATTCTCGAAAACATCGGGGTCATGGCCGACATTATGGGCGATGGAGTCGGGGCTTTTGCAAACGGACTCTTGGAGTTGACCTATGTTGGCTCTACCTATCTCCCCCGCCTCGGAGAGGCGCTGAGTGTACTTGCTTACAAGTTCGAGAATTTCGTCCAGATGAACACCGAGAACGGTAATATCTTCCGGTGGGTAGAGAACGGAATTACGGAGTTCAAGAACCTCGGCGCTGTGATTGCTGGGACGATCAGCATTTTTGGGTCGCTCTATGAGGCGTCCCGGCGCGCAGGAGGCCCCTCGGGCTTCGGGTTCCTCCGGGCAGGTATTGATAGCGTGTCGAATGCGCTCAAGACCGCAGGCTGGCAGGATGCTTTGACCAGTCTGTTCTCAGGCGCTTACGAGGGTCTGGGGTCCATCGGAGCGGGTCTTGTCGCCGTGGCAGACGGCTTCCGTGTCATCTCCCCGGCGCTAGGCACTGTCTTCTCCCTGGTTGGGGAAACTCTCGGGGTGCTTCTTCAGGGCCTCGGTGATTTCATGTCCCACCCTGCTGTCGCTGAAGGGCTAGTCAATTTCTTCACCTCGGTGAAGAACGCGATTGCTGATACTATTCCCAGCATGGAACTGGTTGCCCCGGCGTTCAAGGCTATCGCTACTATGGCGGGGCAGTTGGTTGAGGCAGTCGGCGGTGTCATGGACGCGGCGCTGAACACCTTCGCACCGGCGTTCCTGACTATTTCCGAGGCGGCCGCGCCTCTGATCCCCATTCTGTCTGACATTGTTCAGAATATCATCGAGGGCATGGGTCCCGCTGTCAATTTCGTCGCAGGTCTGCTCGGCGATCTTCTCGACTTCATCGTCCCTCTTCTTGGACGACTCTCGGAGATGGAGTGGCTGTGGAAGGGGCTGGGCACGGCTATTAGCCTGGTCATTATCCCCCTCGTGGCTATTGCTGGCCCTCTTATGTTCCTTGTCGGGACTTTCTTTAGAGTTCTGGGCGTTGTCAGGCTTGTGGTTGGCGGTTTTATCAAGCTCGCCTCCGAGTTCCGTAACTTCGGCGGAGCAGTTAAGAATACAGTTTCTAATTCTAAGACGCTTACCGCCGCACTGAATGGCATCAAGAATGCCGCAAGCAAGGTGGGAAACTTCTTCAAGGCTATTTTCAAGCCCGCGATTGACGGGGTTGGGAAGGCGTTCGGTTTCCTGAAGGGCCACGTCGTGAAACTCATTGAGCAATTCGGCGGTAAGGGTCTTCTCTCCGTCCTGGGGTCCGTAGGTAAGCGGTTCATCGGACTTCTCGGGCCTATCGGACTCGTGATTTCGATTATCTGGCTCCTGGTTGACGGGGTTCGCTACGCCTGGAACAATTTTGAGTGGTTCCGGGATGGTGTGACGGGCGTGTGGAATTGGATCCGGGATGCGATTTCAAATGTCGTGACCTGGTTCATCGACACCGCTATGCCTGCCCTGGGAACCGCGCTTACTGCGGTCGGTGGATTCTTCTCCGGTCTGTGGGTCAATTATGTGCAGCCTGTCTGGGGATGGATTCAGACTACGGTCGGCGGATTCGTTAACTGGTTTACCCTAACTGCGATTCCGGCGGTTCAAAATGTCATTACAACCCTCGGAAACGCTTTCTCATGGCTCTACACGAGTATTGTTCAGCCAGTGTTCAACGGCATCCAGACGGCCATTGATATTGCTCTCTGGCCGGTCAGGGTCCTCCTTGGCGGGTTGTATCTGCTGATCCGTGATGTCATTGGCCCTGGGTTTGTGTGGCTGTATCAGAACGCCGTTAGGCCCGCCTTTACTGGAATCGGCAATGCTATATCTGGTGCCTGGAACAATGTTATCCGGCCAGTGTTTGGCTTCATTCACCGGGCAGTTGACGGCCTTGTCGGAGTGTTCCAGAATTCAGGTACCCACATTCGTAATGTGTGGACTAGTATTAGTAACGCTTTGCGCGCGGGCTATGTCTATATGAATAATCTGGTATTCAACCCGATGCGGCGCGCGGTGGGGTGGGTCGCAGATAGTTTCGCACAAGTTCGAGACCGAATTGGCGTTATCTGGAATAACCTTCGCGTGCGCCTGTATAATGGTTACGTGGCTATTAGTAACACAGCACTCAACCCCTTGCGTCGTGCAGTCTCCTGGGTCGGAGACCGTTTCGCTAGTGTTCGTGACCGAATCGGTATCATCTGGGGTAACCTCCGTGACTTGCTTCGCCGTGGTTACGAGGCGATCAATAACCAGGTTTTCCGGCCTCTTCATAATGCTCTAGGAGGTGTCCAGGATAGGTTCGCAACCGTCCGTGACCGTATCGCCTCTATTTGGGATAATATGCGGGACCACCTTCAGCGGGGCTGGGAGGCTATTAGTAATCGCGTGTTCACGCCCCTCCGTAATGGTGTCGCTCGGGTGCAAACTGCATTTGAGCGCGCTCAGGAAGGAATTGGCACCGCGTGGGAGCGCATCCGAGAGGCTGTTCGTCAGCCTGTCGCAGGCGTGGTCAACAACGTCATCAACCCGTTCATCGGCGGGTATAATGACTTGAACAATGCCTGGAGTGGCGACGACCTGGATCCGATCAAGGGATTCCACACTGGTGGTTACACTGGTCGCGGGTCTAAGTATCAGGCTGCGGGTATTGTCCACGCAGACGAGTACGTTGTGCGTAAGAAGGCACGTCGTAAGTTCGAGCGAGAGAATCCCGGCGTTCTGGATCACATCAATGCTACGGGTGAAATGCCCAAGAAGCAGCCGCGCAAGCACTCGGTGGATGGAATGTCCGCCGGTGTTCCGGGCGGACCCCGAGGCGGTATCTGGGGCCGAATTCAGCACGCTATGTCGCAGGCGGGACAGGTGACGTTCACCGGCTCCGCCCTCGGCGTGAATGTCAGTGACGCTGTGAAGGCTTGGCAGGGGCGCTCGGCGCTTCAGGTCAACGCTGGAAGCGGCGGGGGCCCCCGAATCTCGGCGGGCGCAGGCGGCGCAGGACCTTGGGGATACTACTCCGGGTCCAACCTGTTCCTGAACCCGCGTGGCCCTAGCTCCAAGAAGCAGAAGGTCGGCACGATGGTTCACGAGATGGGCCATGCTATGTCGCTGAACCACGCTGGCACTAACTCGGTTATGCACCCTATGATGAAGGGCGGCTGGTGGTCGCAGCCTGCGGACTGGGCTAAGATGGTCGAGGTCTTCGGTAAGCCTGGTGGCAAGGTCAAGACCTACTCCGCTTCGGAGGTTGGTCAGGACGGCGGCGGCAGTTGGATCGACCCGATCGGCTGGATCGTTGAGAAGTTCAATAAGATCATCGGCAAGACCCGCGAGAATGCGGCTAACTTGTTCGCGGGCAACACCTTTGCTAGTATGCCGCTGGGTCTGTTCGATCAGGCTGTGGAGAACCTGAAGAACTCCATCAAGGACAAGGTTGGCTCTTGGCTCAACCCGTTCGACGGTGGGGGCGGAGGTTCTAGCGATGACAAGAGTACTTCTGGTGCTAAGTCTCCGCGAGCCTGGAAGTCCACGGTTATCGAGGCGCTTGGCAAGGCGGGTCTTCCGAACAACGATGCCTATGTGAACGCATGGATCGCGCAGATTGCCTCCGAGTCCGGCGGTAACCCGAGTGCTATTCAGCAGGTCAAGGACGTGAACAGCGGTGGTAATGAGGCCGCTGGCCTTGTCCAGGTGACCCCCGGAACGTTCGCGGCTCACCGAGACAAGTCGCTGCCGAATAACCGCCTTGACCCGCTTGCCTCTCTGGTCGCTGGCATGAACTATGCCAAGTCCAGGTATGGCAAGAACATGCTGTCCGTGATCGGCAAGGGCCACGGCTATTCGGAGGGTGGACGGGTTACCCCGTACAACCTGTTCGACAAGGGCGGGTTCCTCCGAAAGACCGGAGAGCCGCAGTTGATCCAGCACAAGAAGAGCCGACCTGATGCGGTCCTCACTGCTCAGCAGTGGAAGGACCAGCGGAAGATCGCTCAGGCGGCTGGAGAGCGCCTGACGGGCGTGAGCAAGGACAACATGGAGTTGCACGTCCACGCAAACGGTGTGGACGTTGATGAGGTCGCTAGGCGCGGAGTCGAGGACTTTGCTTGGCACCTGAAGCACCAGATGGGAGGATAACCTATGGATAGGCACAGCCTACGTCGTGCGGAACTATCGTGGGAGGGGAACACGCTGGTGTTCACCAACTATGAGGACCCGACTGCCCCTACCGCCGCGTACCTTACCACTCTTGACGGGTGGTACGGCGGGGTTGGTATTTCGGCAGAAGCGACGCAGCGCGCCGTCCATCATGGTCAGGTTGCGGCCAAGGGTCAGCGAACTGGACGTTCGCTGACCCTTGGCGCGCAGATGTATTTTGAGCATGAGAGGGACCGAGACATTGCAGATCGCTTTGTCTCCGGCATCCTACAGGACGGCGATTTCGGCGAGTTGACTTACTCGGTAGACGGTGTAGAGGCTACGGCCTATGTACGCCTAGACGGTGAAGTCAAGCACGCTACTACAGGATATGACTACATTGAGTTGGAAGTTCCGCTCTTTGCACCTAATCCGTACCTCTTCGGCAAGAAGAAGCGGATCACTATGCCCACTATCACCTCGGGCGCTGGCCTTGAATGGGATGGTGGGCTGTTCGCCGATGGAATTCTTGATTGGGGAGACTCAGCCCCTATTCCGGTCGCCGCGAACAACGGCAACGCGCCTTCGTGGATGACGTTCTCGGTGTCCGGTGAGATGGATTTCGGATTCGAGATTTCCATTGGCCGCAATCATATTGTCTGGCCGCATCACCTGAATTACAACAGAGGTGTTATAATTGATACAGGACGGGGACGAGTAACCCAGGGTGGAGTTGATGTGACTCACATGTTGGAGTCGTGGGATTGGGCACCAATTCCGCCGTATTCCTCGGTGTCCCCAGTATTCAAGACTTTCACTCCGCACGCTTCAGGCTTTTGCCGCGCGGAGTGGAGCGACACTTACATCTAAGGAGAGATAGTGGCAGAGAAGATTGATATTGCAGTGCCTTGGGGTTGGCCCAACGCTACTGTGGGCGGTTTCAAAAAGGGCACGATGCCTAGCGACATGCAGCTGGTCCTCGCAACGATGTTCGAGTTCCACCCGTCGTCCAACGGCGGCACCACTCGTGCGGGCATTTACCGTACTGACGGCGTGATCCTGAATGCTGACGCCACGCTCGGTGTGCATGAGGGGAGTGTGGTTCTTGACACTGGCGGTAACCGAGTGGTATGGGCACCTATCCCGCATATCGCCAGTGTTCCGCATGACCTGGCCCCCGGCACAGCGGGTACGATCACGGTCTACGTGGCTCCTCCGACAGGGGATTCGCCCCAGGCAATCGTCGGGACCACCACGTCGTCTACGATCAACCCTTCGTGGGTCGTTCTGGATCGTATTCGACTCAGCTCCGGATGGGCGCGGACCAATCAGGGTTCTCGTGTCTGGGACAAGGAGTATGCAGTCCTTCAGGGCACCGGCAGCGGTGTCTTGTCCCAGGCGCGGGACTCGGATACTGCTATCCGACGAGAGGGATCGACCTATCGGCGGATGCAGCAGACGTTCAGTCTGGCTACCGATGCTGAACTTTCGCTGTGCTTGACGTCCACTGTCCGCTCGGGGAACAGCACTGGAGGTTCTGTGATCTACGATATCTTCTTGGATGGAGTATTCCAGGCCTCGGTGGAGCGGAAGATTGATCCTATCACCGACTCCCTGTATTGGGAGTTCCCGGTTACGGCCAGAGCTGGTAAGCATACCGTTTACGCCGAGTCTCGTGTGGGCGTCATCAATGAGCCCCGCGTGACGCTTCCGTGGTCGGTCGTCCAGGGCGGTTGGAGAAAGCACCTCGGGGACATTCTCCGAGTTAAGCATGAGGGAGTGAGCCGATAATATGGTCGCTGTTGAGTGGGGTAAGCCCTCTGCAACAGTCCGAAAGGTCATCAAGAATTTGACGGCCCGCGTTAAGCCCCGGAGTGGCGTTTTCCCGCCGCTTCCGGGGCGTTCCGCGTCGGACGACGGTTGGCGTGCGTACATGATCCGCACGGCTACCGGAGAGGTCGGTGCCCAGTTGCATCCGGTAGATGGATCATGGGAAATTCCCTTGAATGGGATCGAGTCTTGGAAGGTCAAGGTCAGCATCGAGGACCTTGAAGGTGTGGACCGCGCATGGTATACGGAGGGCATCGGAGGAGTGCTCATTACCTGGACGGTTGACGGGAAGGAAATCCCGTGGATCGCTGGCCCTGTTACTCAGTGGGACGCGGAGACTAATGGGTTTTTGGAGTATAGCGGCGGAGGAATCCGCGAGTGGTATGCCCGTCTTGTCATCGCAACTGACCTGAGGGTCCGTAACAAGTCGCTGGGTCAGATCATGTGGCTCATTGCTAAGCAAGCGGATCTTAAGCCCGGTGGTGGGCCTCCGATCTACGACGCTTCCCCTGACCCTCAGGGTAGGGGGCACGAACGGAACTACATGGCTTGGGACCTGGCTAACGGCGGCATGGACAAGCGAATGTCTGAACTGTCGGCGGTCATTGACGGGCCAGACGTGATGTTCCGTCCTGAGTGGGCAGATAAGGCTCATACTAGCATTCGGTGGGGCTGCTACCACGGAACGTCCCAGTCGGCGAGGATTCAGTCCCCGACCGTTCATGTGTTCGATACTACGTCGGCCTACGGCTCGCTGAGTTCGGTAGAGGTTCGCACGTCCTCTTCGTTCCTGGTCTCCCGCGTGTGGGCGACCGGTGCCGGTTCTGGTGCTGGAACGATGATCGCCCGAGCTGAGGACCATTCGCTGGTCAGTGCCGGGTTCCCTTTCTATGAGACGGTCATTTCCGACACGTCCGCTACGGCGGACACCGAGGACACGACTTCTCTTGGAACGGATAAGCGAGTTCCTATCGCCCTTTCGGTGGGTAATGGAGTTCGTAACGCGCCGCTGAAGGCGACTGTTCGTATCCCTCTGGCTCTCCGAACGGGCGTGAAGAAGTGGCGACTGCATATCGAGAATAGGAATCCGTCAACCTCTAACGGAAGCCCCAGGACTACCCATGTAAAGTTCGGTGACCTGTACATGGGTAGCAACTGGAATAATGGCGGAATGGGCGAACCTAAGAAGGTCGTTGACATTATTGATATCGCCGCTGGCTCCTCGGAGACTGTTACCGAGTGGGTCGAGGAGAATATTGAGGAGAACATTGTCTTCTCTTTCTCTTACGAGACTTCCTCGGCGCCCCATGCTTGCTACGGCGGCGGGTGGGTTCGTAAGGACGTTCGAGAAGAGGAGCGTCAGGGATTCAAGGGTCAGGTGAAGACCACGGATATTCCCTTCCACGTGTGGATCGAAGCCTACGTTGAAGAGAGCACCCCGGTGGTCGCTATGGTCGGGTCGTCCTCCGCAGCTGGTTATGGCGCGAACCTCCCGGTTTTCGACTCGCCTCTTTCCTGGTTCTGCCGAGAGCACAAGGCTATTCCCGTGCACTATGCTATCCCCGGTGACACGATGCTCAACTCTCTTGATCCGTCAAAGTACAAGTGGACTAAATGGAACGGCATGTCAAGGCCGGATAAGGTTTTGATGTACCTCGGTTCTAATGACATTTTTGGGTCAGCATCACTTGATGAACTGAAGTCGAGGGCTGAACGAATCATTGATATCATTGCGGATAAGATGAGCACTCAAATCTATATGGTCACTATCCCTCCGCGTACAGCACGACAGGCCGAAGAGGGTAAGCGCCGGGAGTACAATAAGTGGCTGAATAGCGGTGAGGTTCCCATTTCCAAGGGGGTTTACGATTTCGTGACTCCAATCTCGTCCGATGATGAGACTATCCGCAAGGAGTATGACTCGGACGGGACCCACCTGAACTCTAAGGGCTACAAGGTTCAGGCCCGCGCTCTGTGGGGTCTGGTTGAGGCGCAGTACGAGGACGGAAAGACGATCTACGGAATGTCTCAGTCCAAGGAACTCGCCGAGCGTGCCCTCGGTGAGTTGGGCAAGCGGCAGGACGGAGTTGACCAGATTACCGTAGAGGTGTCGTCGTTCGACCCGCTCTACGGTCTCGGACAGTGGTACGTGGGCGATACCGCCCGTGTGAAGGTCAAGGGGTGGCTCTCGGTCCCTGACGGCGTTCACAATACCCGGATCATCAATGCCTCCGGGGATTTCAAGGATACAGTTAAGATCGACTTCCAGGAAGCGGTGATTGTGTGAGTGCAGGATACACTAATCTGCGTACAGTGAGTTACCGCGATACGATTGCGGAACTCCTCGACAGGGCTAAACAGACGCATACCCGTGCTACGGGCGTGCAGGTGTTCTCCCCCGGTGACGGCATGGCCTATGAGGACGCGGAGGGGTTTATCAACCCCATCAGTCCAGCGCTTTTTGATGACGCTAAGAGTCAGATTGCTGAGGCCTCTGAGGCTCTAGTCGCCGCTGAGGCCGAGCTGGAAGCGGCCCAGGTCCGGATTGATGAGACTTCGGAGCTGTTGGGGCAGCTGGATAAGTTGGCCGGGAAGACCTCGGAGGAAGTCGCTGGTGTTGTGAAGGACATGGAGGCTGACCGGACGCGGCTCACTGCGGCTCAGGCTGATCTTGACGATCTGAAGCCCCGCCTCGGGGACGTGGAGAGCGTTGTCTCCGCCTCGGATGCGAAGGCGTCTCAGGCGGTGGCGGATGCGGCCCAGGCTTTGCAGGAGGCTCAGCAGGCACGGGAGTACGCGGAGGGACTGGACCCGTCTACGGGTGACGGGTCGTATTCGGAGTCGATGCAGGCCGCACAGCAAGCGGCTCGGGATGCGCTGGCGGCGATGGAGCGGGCCAACCAGGCGGTGACCAGTGCGTCAGGGAAGTCGTCGGTGCGGAATACCACCTCGCCCCCGCAGGGCGTGGGCACCGCTGTTGGTGACACGTGGTTCCAGTGGACTGCGTTCCCCGGTGGGACGGTTACGGGCCAGTGGACGTGGGATGGTGCGGCGTGGCGTCCGGTCACGCTGTCGCATCAGGTGTTGTCCTCACTGGACTTGGGCAAGGCCACGGTCGGCGAACTTGAGGGTGGTCGGATCAAGGCGCATTCGGTGGAGGCCCACAGGCTGACTATCGGCGTCGGGCAGAATGCAATCGCTGATCCGATGTTCTCCTCAGTTGACTTGACTAATCGCCGAATGTCCGAATCGGTTGGCGCGTGGACCCAGAATCGTGCTGGCGCTACTACGTTTGTGGAAACCACGGGCACCGGCGCAGTGACCTTCCGATACTCGGGCACGCTGGCGAGCAGCGCCATTCCCACAGTCGCCGGTCAGAAGTGGAGGATTCAGGCTCAAGTGAATCCGGGCGGCGGTCAGGTCAGGACTAAAGTTCGATGGTTCAATGCTGCGGGAGTTTCCTCATATGTGGACGCGAGTGCTTATGTCACCGGCAATGCGGACACGAGCATCAGTACAATCTGGGAAGCCCCCGCAACAGCCGTGGGGTTCCTCGTTGACTTGTATAGTCCGGAGTCTTCAACCCCCCGAACTGTACGCGTCTATGCTGGTATTTCAGTTCAGTCCATGACTGGTTCGGTGCATATCGAGGACGGCGCTATTACGGCCTCCAAGGTTAATGCTCAGGAGGTTGCTGGCGCAATCGGCTCCTTTGTCAATGTCAAGGCGGAGAACGTCGAGGTCACCGAGTCTCTTGCGGCTAAGGTCTTCTCGGCGACTACTGCTAAGGTCGCTGAGCAGTTTGTCACTGACCGTATGGTCATCGGCACTGGGACTGACGCTATGGTTCTTGAGGTACTGGGCAATGCTGTGGTGAACGACCTTAATCTTCGCGGCACTCTCCGGGGCCGGGACGCTATCCTGACGGGTACGGTTGATGTTGCTCAGTTGAACGTCACCGGGGATATGGCGGCGGAGATTGGCCGTTACATGAGGCTGGAGACTAAGAAGTTGATTGTCACCGAGGCAGCAGTTATGCAGCATGTGACTGCTATCGAGGGGATCATCACCCCGAAGATCACCGCCTCCGAGGCTAAGATGGGAAGTCTCATCGCGCAGAAGGCCAGTATCGCGGACATCGAGGGCGGGAACCTCACCCTGACCGGGCACTTCCGATCCGGCGCGGTCGGGAAGCCAGGAGTGATTATCCCGCAGAACTACACTACTCAGGCGGGGATGGAGCAGTTGGGCGTCTGGCTTGCGCCAGACGGCAAGGCCCCTTCTTTGGGCTCTGAGTGGGGTCGTACTGCGGGAATGTGGCTGGACAACGCTTCTAATGTCGTGGGGTCAACTAACTCCTCCCCGCTATTCATCCGGGGTCAGGCCGGGGCGGGCGTCCGCATCATGGGTGGCCTCTCCGTCGGGGCCGGCAACGGGGACGCGCTAATCACCTCAGCTGGCTCGGGAGACATGGCTATTAACGCACGAAGCGGGGACGTCAACTTCCTCGCGGGGAAGCAGTTTAATTCCTATAGCTCTGCTATGACAATCCTTACTGGCTACACCGGGGTAGTTCTACGAACCAACGGGTATCACACCTTGCAAAACTCGGCTGGATCAGCGTACCCGAGAGGGGCTGGAAGCAATTCATACGTTAATCTGCTGATGGATTCGTCTAATGGGCGGGTATACAGGTCCACTTCAGCCCGGAAATATAAGGCAGATATCCAACCCTTCACTCCACCGCAGGAGTGGTTGGATATGCCGGTGTATTCTTATCGAGCCATTGAGGACCCAGTAACCGGCAGAATACAGCTTGGTTCCCTCGCGGATGAGGCCGAAGAGTATGGCGCAGGTGCTCTCGTCTCTTATGGCCCTGAAGGTGAAGTCGAAGATTACCATTACTCACGAGAAGTAGTGGTCCTGCGGTATTTCCTCCGCGAGCACCGAGACAAGATCGCGGACCTGGAAGCCCGTATCGCAGAACTTGAATCGGCCCTTCTGTGATATAATGGTATTGCCGAACCGTCCTCGGCCATTATCGTAGGAGAGTGATCCCCTATCTCGTCTAGCGCCCCCATTGTCTTAGGACAGTGGGGGCGCTTTTCGTGATATAATGTAATTTGAAAACCGTTAATTGAATAGAAAGGGCATCACATGGCTTTCCCTTCGGGAGTAACCACTGCCACTATTTCTCTAGGAACAATGTTCGACTTTCGCGGCAATGCTGTCGATAAGGTCACCGCTAAGGTCGAGGTGTTCCTCGGCGGAAATGCTACTAAGCTGAACTACCGGGGCACGGGTCAGACTGTTGTCCCTTCAGTATTCACCGTGGAAGCGGTGGAGGGGATGGTCTCCTTCCAGTTGCCGCATGTCGATCAGCCCGGATTCTTTGCGGGGGACGGCACTGAGGCTAAGTACTGGGCCTACATCATTTCCATTCAGGCTACGCCTCCAGGGTCAAAGGCCGTCAAGTGGGTCAAGCGACTTCAGCCCATCGTGGGGCAGGACTCCATTGATCTTGACAATGTTGTTGACGGTGAACTCACGTCGTTCGTCTCGACCCCGCAGGCTACTGTTACCTCGGTGAACGGGATGACAGGCGACGTCTGGGTCTCCGGCGGTGGATCAGGTACACCTATCGACCTCTCCGAGTATGTCACTGAGGCTGAACTGGATGCGGCTATCCAGTCGGTGGACCTGTCGGTCGATACCACCGCAATCTACTCCCGAATCGATGAGGTGGAGTCGTCTATTCCGGACGTGAGCGCGTTCGTGACTCGGAACGAAATCCAGAATTATGCTCTTGCGGAGGATATTCCTGACACAAGCACGTTCGCGACCCGAAACGAGCTTCAGAATTATGCTCTCGCGGAGAGTATTCCGGATACGAGTAATCTGGCGACTAAGGACGAACTTCAGAACTACGCTCTTTCAGAGCACACGCACACTGACCTTGAGCAGCGCATCACAGCACTTGAAGGCGCCCCGTCCGGCGGGTCGGTTACGCTGGTCGAGTCCCCGGCAGGGTCCGGGCTTTACGAGATTCAGGGGGTCTGAGTATGGTGAAGCTCATTGGAGTAGATGACGAAGGTCGAATCTCTGGTGACGGTGTTGCCGCCGTACAGATCGCCTCAGCAGCAGACCGATTGGCACTGGCGGCGAAACTCTCCGTGCCCAGGTTCAATCCGGAGCCTTCAACCGTAGCGGTCGATATCACAAGTTCCGCCGATGCCTCGGGGCAGGCGATCCAGGGGGGCATCGAGGTTAACGTCCATGCTCTGCGGTCTCAGCTGGGCGCATACCCGAATCCGGCGATGTGGCGCATCGAATATGGTCTGGCACCGCTTGAAATTATGGTTGACGGGTCTACGGGCGCGGAGTTCGAGATTCGTGGGGTCGGTCTCAACGCGCTGGCATCCCGCACGGTGGTATGGGTGGATGATCGACCACTGCCCATAGTCGAGACGCCAGGTGCGGGGACGAATATCGCATGGTTCTTCCGGGTGAAGTTCGCGGACCCCGGACGGCACCGGGTGCGTATCCATCAGCAAGGGGTCGCGGTTGAGGGTATCCGAACGCGGGATGCGAACACAACACTCTCACCGGCGGTGCGTCGCCCCGCAGTCGGGGCGGTGACGGACAGTTTCGGCGGCGCTACTGATTACGTGGAGGCAGCGGAAACGCCGTTGCAGGTGATCGAGGAACGGCTGAACGTGAATCTGCTTCGCTCCACAATCGGTGGTTCCGGGTACCTGGCGGATGGGTCTTGGGTTCGGTTCGCCCACCCGGACCGGCTCGCCCCGTGGTCATCCGCTGAGCTTGACGCGGTGCTCTTCTTCGGGTCCATCAACGACCCGGCTGAAGCGACCGAGGACGAGTACAAGGTCGCAGCGACTCAGACCTGGGACGCATATGCGGACCTTCTTCCGGGGAAGCCGCTGGTCGTGTTCGGTATGCAGCCGTCGTCGGCGTATCGAACGGTGGAGGGCCCCGATGTGGCCCGACTCAATCACTGGCTGTATGAAGCGGCGCAAGCGCACCCGGCGGTGACTGCGTTCGTGGATATGATCGGCACCGCTCGGGCCTTCTCTGGTCAGGAGCAACCAGCCTGGGAGTCTGCTGCGACTTATCAGGCAGGGGATATCGTGCGGTTCCAGGGCGCTCATTACGCCTGCGTTACCCCGATGCAGTACGCGCCTCCGTCCACCGCCGCGTTCTGGCGTCAGGTCTCGTGGGTGTTCACGGGCACGGGGAAGCGCGGGGAGCCGACACAGGACGGCAACAGGGACGCTTTGCTCGGGGAGGACGGGACACACCCTACCGCTCTGGGTGCGCACGTATTCGGGCAGCAGATGTCACGATCTTTGGTGGAGGCGTTGTCTTCTCCTTTGGAGTTCACCTATGTTAACTAAGGGGTATGATGACTCGGCTTCTCGGCGTCTCTGACTCGGGGGTTCTCGTGGGCGGGGCGGCCACTGCCGTGCAGGCGGCGGTCGCCCCACTGCTGAACTCAGAGTTCACCTACCCACAGGCATACGCCGCCGCCCCGAACGGGAACGATGATACAGACGTTCTGGCGGATGCGGCGGCTAAGGGCTTGGCCCTGCGTCCAGGGGTCTACCGGGCGACCCGACCGATTGACGTGTCCAATGCTGTCCTGGTCGGTGTCCCCCGCAAGACAGTCATCCACGTGACCAGCGAGAGCCTGCTCTCGACGTCCCGAGCGTGGGAGTCCCTGCACGTCTCTGGTATCAACTTTGAGGCGCGTAGCGACCTAGTACGGAACTTCCTGCGGTGTACTTACACAGGTATAGATGTAGCTAGCAAGAAGGTGATATCTGACTGCGAGTTTCGTGGCCACACTCGCGCCGCCGTATCCTGCGCGCAATATGACAATCCTTACGTCCTAGTAGACCGTTGTCAATTCCATGGAGCAAACATGACCACCTCATCGGGGGTTGCCTTGGCGGGGAACATGGACGGGTCCCGAATTCGAGACTGCGACTTCCTGATCGGGAAGCATGGAGTTATTGTGGGTCAGGCCGGTATCACTATGGAAATTACCGGCTGCGATTTCGTTCACTTTGGACCCGGAAATAATCGAACTAACGTTTGGGCCATTCCCCATGATAACTACGTCAACGCAGGCCACGGATTCCAGATCACCGACAACAAGTTCGGTAACGAGAATCTGGATGCGAGCGACTACCGCGTTGTCTTCGCCGACAAGGGCGCGCCATTCGACGCCCAGGCATCCATCCCAGGTGACTGGGACATGTCCACTGCGGTGTCCGCCGGGTACGCTATCCAGGGGCAGATCACCGGGAATCGGTTCTGTGGTGGTCCCGAGGGGATGCGCTCTCCGGTCATCAGCCACACCCCACGTCTGTGGGCCTATACGATCCGGGACAACCCGGCTGTGGGGACTCCAGGGCCGTATGCGGTCGAGTTCGCCCCTGGTGCCCTGCCCACGCGGCAGACAAACACCCGCGTGCAGGCGGGGTCTACCATCCCGGGGAACACATCTCAGGCGGCGACGAATGCCGCCGAGTACATGATACTAGATTAAGAGGATTTTTATGCCTAAGTTAATTGGAGTCGATGACCAGGGCCACTTGGGCGAGCAAGCTACAGCCGCTATCGCTCAGGCGGGGTTCGCCTCAGTCGGGCACACGCACCAAATCTCGGGCGTTGAGGACCCCGCCGGGTCTGGTACTTATAGGATGGTGAACTGATATGGTACGTTTTATCGCTGTTGATGACAACGGCAAGATCACTGGCACCGTGGCTAAGCCCGCTATTGAGTCTGTGGCAAAGCCTCTGGTGGACGCTGCCGAGGCTAGGCTCACTCCGAAGCCTATTCTGAAGACTGCCGCTGTCCAGGCGGCGAAGGCAAATGGTGCTGCCGACGGCCCTACGAATCTCATGATGCGTATGATTGTGAACGTGAAGCCGGTGGCTACCCGTTGGCGGGTGCGAATCCGCAACGCTGGCGCGACAGCCCAGGGATCGGGGACGCTGAGTTCGGTGGGTATCTATCATGGCCCGACTGCTACCAACCCCGCACTGGTTGCGGCGAACCCCATCCTCCGAGCGGTCCCCGAATTCACCATCACCGGCGCCACCGAATACGTCTCGCCCTGGGTGAGCGGAACCACATTTCCCCTCGGGGGTAGCAAGGACTACTCGATCAGCTTCAACTTCACCGGGGCGACCACTACGGTGATGGGGGACGCAACCCTGCCCATCTACACCGCTCCTGGTACTAACAATGGCGGGGCTACGTGGGTGACCCCCACCCTGGCGACCCGCGTGCCTCTAGCCGTCACCGTGGAGTATGAGGCCGAGTACGCGCAGGGGGCTGTCGCTCAGGGAGGCATCATGCAGGTGACCCGCGAGGAGTACCTTGCCGCCCGTACGGCGGGAACCCTCGACTCCGGGGTCTTCTACGCCGTCACGGAGTCTGTCTGATGGGTGTCGAGATCAACGGACGGAAGACCACGGGTCTCTACCTCGGTAAGAGGCCCGTGGAGATGCTATACGGGGGTACGCAGCCTGTCTGGCCTCCGCAGGGAGCACGACCTTCTGCGCCCCAGGGAACACTGCAACTCGACGGTCCTTTGATGTTCGACGCTGACTTCGGTAAGAACGGACTCGGCGACTACAAGAACCTTCACCCCATCAACGGTCCTGTTGGCTCAATCGAGCAGGGACTAGACGTAGGGACTTGTCTTGACCCAATTGACCAATCCCGAACGGTGTTCTGGGCAGACAATGGTCGCGGTCTCCATTCCGGAAACGGTCACCCCCGAGCGCAGGCGGAAGGGCCGTTCTTCATCAAGCCGAAGAAGTGGGACAATACTGACTCTCGGTATGCCTGGTACACCGAGACACTGGTACCCACCAAGTATGCCATGAAGTCGGGCGCGGAGTGGACTGGTATCGGCTCGGGGGCGCATGGAGCACCTTGGACCTTAGGTTCGGCCACAGGGCTGATGCTGACCTACGCGAACGGGAAGCACATTCTGCGAATGCACGACACCCCCTCATGGCTCGGTCCCAATGTCGAGTACCCCCTCGGCCAGTGGGTCGGGCTGCTGATCTACACAAAGTACGAGCACGCCGTTGACGGCGGGTTCATTGAAATGGCGATCAACCGTACTAGGGACATGCGTACTGGGTGGGAGCAAGTCCCCATCGGCGGAGTCAAGCGATACTCTACCGACGTCATCAGCGACGACGAGGGCAACGGCTGGTGGAAGGACCCCTCTATCGCTCCCGCAAGCCCCCGCATTGGTCTTTACGGATCCTATAAGGCTCGAATGTACTATGCCCACCACCGCATCGGACGCGCGCCTAAGGACGTGCTTCCCACCGGGTGGGACGGAAAGATTTCCGGCGAGACTTTCGTAGAGGCCGCGAAGTAAATCCCCATATCACAAAGCGCCTCACTAAGCCAAATGCTTAGTGAGGCGCTTTGTGATATAATAGGTGAGACCGAATATTGTCTTATCAGGAGGCTTACATAATGGCTGAACTCACGTATGAGCAGATGCAGCAGAAGGTCAATGTCCTGGTTACTCAGAACGCTCAGTTGCAGAGTGCTATTCTTGACTACCAGATTATCGACGCGGCGCGGGAGACTGAGGCCCAGGGTAGTACGGATGACGCATGAGACTCTTCACCCCTCTTCACGATCCCCCTGATTTACGGGATCGACTCCTAGGGTATGGGAGTGAGATACTGGTTTCCGTATGGACCCTTCTCAGCGGTGTCATGTTCGTCCTAGACCCGTTTGTCACCCCGGATCTGTTCTCACAGACCTTCGGAGTGTTCGCCCCCGAGGTTCTGATCTTCGTCGGGGTACTTGCTCTCGTAGGAAGTATCATGGTCCTGTATGGGCTATTGGCAGAAAAGCACCCCCTATCCCGTCGATGGAAGGCTGAGAAGGCTGGGTGGTGGCTCATTGGGGCGACCTGGCTCTCGTACGCCGTCATTGTAGTTTCGGTGTACCCGTTGTCATTCATTTCATGGGGTCTTGCTTTTATCCTTGTTCTCGCGTCGATTCGGAGACTCATTCTCCTGCATGTGATTGAACGTAACCTCCGAAACACTAAGCGCCGCATTAATACAGCAGAAATGGCCCTTATCAGTAAGGAGACGTAATTTGGACCCCGCACTGGCGTCAGTTATTGTTGGCCTGGTTGGGGTGGGGGGTCTGGGAGGCCTTTACAAGTCGCTCTTTGGCGGCAAGAATGATGAGAAGATCACGGACAAGGAAGCTGATGAGGGTCTTATCGACCCTGCCTACGCTTTTATTGTGGAGCAGGTAGCCGAAATTAGAGCCGACCTTGACGAGGAGCGCGACTCCCACAGGGAGACTAAAGAGAAGGTTGAAGCGTTAGCCGCTAAGAATGCGGCTTATGAAAAGAACATATTGAGGCTTCAATGGAGCCTGCATTCTTTTATCGCCTGGGCGCATGATCTTGAACTCAACTGGGAGTTTCACCGCGCGCGAGAAGACCCCCCTACCCCTCCCGACATTCAGGCAGACTAATATATTAAGGAAGGCTTATGGCCTATTGAACGAATCCGGCGACAAAAAAGCCCCGACCGCCAAGTATTACTTGGTGGTCGGGGGCGAGGGTCAGGTGGCAACGGGCTCACGGTATTCAGGGTCCCGATACGGATGATACTTCGATTCTCCGGCCTTACGCGCGGCGATAGCGTCGTCCAGGTTGGCGAAGTAACCTAGGTGGGCGGTGGTCCCCCCGACCGTAATCTGTGCTTTCCACTTTTCGTATCGCTTTTCCCAGTAGACGCCGATATGCCCGGAGGTGTTATTGGCTTGAAGATTCGGTCGGTTTTGCTGATTTCCTGCATGGCTCACCTGGCGCAGGTGAGCCGGGTTGCAGCACGCCTTCGAGATGCAAGCAATGTGGTCGACCTGGAGGCCTTCCACTAGCGGCCCAACAAAAACCGAGAATACCAGGCGGTGGACATACCACATCTTTCCTTGGAAGCTCACCACACCATACTCTTTCCAGTTGAGCGCTCGCGTCCAAATCCAGCAGCCGCTATCGGGATCGACTTCGACCTGCTCGATGATCCATCTCCCCATCTCTTCGGCGCTCATATTTCGCTTCCTAATGGGGCGTAAGGGCTGTAGGGCGCGCCCCTTCCACTGCTGTTCGTAGTGACCTTTACACAGCCCCTTGGCATATAGGACGCGATCGCACTGAGGTCCAACGCAGGATTTCTTCTCACCCATATTTTCCTTCTTCCTTTAGGAGGTTACGCAAACTATTTGTTCTTATCACCTATTGTACCACCATTACCTGAACGTTACCTGAAAGAAAGGAAGCTTATGACTAAATACTGCACTACAGACGCTCAGGCTACTGCCGAAATTGAAGAGTTCATCGCAACCTCTGCGGGCATGTCGCTCTTGGGGAAGTGGGGAGCACAGTGCGTCCTGCTGCCCCAGCATTATGCGAAGATCCTCCTTGGAAAGTCGCCTTATGACACGCTTGGCTACGGCCACGCAAACGCCCTGCTAGCTGGGGCGTCTAACGATTACTTCGATAAGACCTTCAATGATCCGTCTAAACCCGATCTCCTGCCACGTAGGGGCGATATAATCGTCTGGCGCGGTAAGCCTCTGTGGGACGGCGGGGTCTACGGGCATATCGCCGTCGTGACCTCTGTCGGCAAGACTACTGTGACGGTTCAACAGCTCGACGGGGCAGCAGCTCCCACGCGGGTTTACCCGGATGGATACGCGTACTCCGTGAAGCCGGTTCACACCGCGACGTTCGCCTACGTCGGCTCTGCTACGGTCGGCGATGTGCTCGGATGGATGCGTCCGAAGTGGCAGAAGGTGGTCTACACGGGAGCCGACAAGCGAGGCTATGGCACTGCTCCTGCCAAGAAGGCTCCTGCCAAGAAGGCCGCAGCATCGACTGCTCAGTCTTCTGCCTACACCCTCGACCACAATCCGTCCAGCAACTACTACACGCCCACCGAGTCCCTGACCGTGTACAAGCAACCTCGCAAGGTACTCGGTGTGACCATCCATTGGTGGAACGATCCTAAGAACGCCGGTACGCATGACGGAACCGCGGCCTACCTGGCCCGTAAGGGCGGGGACACGTCGGCGCATTACGTCGTCTCTCCGGGGCGCGTTACCCGTCTGGTGGACGACAAGAACGCCGCGTGGCACGCGGGTAATGCAACCGGCAACGCTACCACGATTGGAATTGAGTGCAACCCTCACGACGTTGAGGGGACCCTGCCCACGGTGGCCGCGCTGATCCGTGATCTTGAGAAGAAGCACGGTGATCTGAAGGTCTACCGGCATCGTGATTGGCGATCTACTACTTGTCCCGGTGCCTATTCCAACCAGATTGACAAGTTGGTCAACCTGGTAAATTCCGCGCCGTCCAGTAAAGCAACGAGCGCTAAGACAGAAACACTAGAGGAGTATATCATGAATAACGAAGCGAAGATCCGCCAGATCATCCGTGAGGAAATCTCTGGCACTATTAACCATTTGACTGCCGGGGTTGATGACCGTGGCAAGAAGGTCATGGCCCGTACCGCAGTAGCAGCCGGTAACGGCGTTCGGGACATTGTGATCCCGGCCAAGGGTGATGCCAAGGGCAAGATGACCCTGGGGGAGCACCTGGCCTGGTCTCGGGATCACCGAGCGAAGGAGATTGCTAACCGCGCAGAGGTCGATGAGAAGTTGGCCTCGCTGGCTAAGGGCATCAACGCAGCCCTGGATCTACTGGACGAGCACAAGGCAGAGCACGACAAGACGGAGGAGAACTGACATGGCACAGGCTGGAATTCCTAATGAGGCGCGCCCGGAGGCGGTGTCCCCGAAGGTCAAGGCGGTTGGTTGGTCGGGATTCGCACTGACGGCGGCCCTGGTGGTCGTGGTGGCTTTCCTCTCGGCGATCCCGAGTGCGGCGTTCGCCGGTCTCGGAATCTGGGCTGTCCCGGCGAGCACCGCCGTGGCTTCCCTGGTGAACTTTCTCTCTGGCTATCTGAAGGCGGACCCGGCGCGTGAGCCTACGGTGATCCAGGAGACCGCTATCGCGGCTCCTGTGGACCCCGAGGCCGAGGCTACCGTGGCCGTACCGGACGTTGACTCGGATTCCGAGTCGGAGACCAGTGACGGTATCAGCGGAGTATGGTATACCCCTGACGCTGACTCGGAGACCGCTGGAGGTTCCACGGTCGCTGAGGTTGACGAGTTCGCCCGGCTGAACCAGAGTACCGGGAATACCCCTAAGCATAGGGCTGATTGATAACTGCATATGAAAAAGCGCCCCACCTACTCGAACTGAGTAGGTGGGGCGCTTTTCTATGATGCTGCGATGACTGCGATGCTCACCAGTGCAAGCACCGCACCAGCAAACGTCACGGCCTCAATGCCGAGGATAGCCCCTCCGAAGAGAAGCGGGATGCTGACAAAGTAAGCCGCTGAGCCGAAGTCCCGCATGGCGTCACGCCTCTTCATCAAACTCTTCCCCGTACCAGTACACCTCTTCACCGTTCAGGTCAACGTCGTCCAGCAGCGCGCCGGTGAAGTCAACCTGGTCCAGTCCCTCACAGTCGGTGAACTCGACCCCCTGAAGGGTACTCGCCGAGAAGTCGGCCTTGTCGAAGTCACACCGGATGAAGATGACTCCTCGCAGCGTTGCTCCGTGGAAGTCGGACTCCCGGAGGTCACAGTCAATGAACCGGTCGCCCGACAGGTCTGAGCCGGAGAGATTCATCTCACGCAAATCCTCATGGTCGCACTCGACCACATAGCCGTCGTCCACCTTGGAATACACGTCGTAGATAGCACTGCTCATGCCGGGATTTCCTTGATCTTGTCCGGTCGGAAGCCAGTCCAGACCTCGCCGTTTGCGACAACGATGGGCAGCGACAGATACCCCTGCTCGCGGAAGCTATCCGCAGTCTCTTCGTCAGTCTCAATCTCCATGTACTCCAGGTCACGCTTCTTCAGCGCCGCCTTAGTGCGGGTGCACTGTACGCAGTTGTCTCGTGTGTAAACAGTAATCATGCAGTCTCCTTAAGTGAGTCGTAAAAGACACTCACCGCGCCCATTGCGAGGTGAATTGTCTCGTCTGTAGAGTATAGCACAGCCTTACCGGCCATTGCACGCAGGGACGCGCCCGAGTGAATCGCCGGGGCGTGGAGGAACGTGTACGCCGTGTTGGCATACAGGCCACTCTCCGAGAGGTCATTCAGATAGTACATCGCCTTGTCAAGGTCCTCTTGCCAGCCACCCTTTGACCCAGCGCGATAGATGTACTTGAATGCGTTCCCCTGGGAGAATCCCAGCAGCCTCGAATAGTCAATGCACTCAGCCGTGAAACCCTCGGGGAACACCGAGTAATGCGGCGGGTGGTTCACCATATCAGCCATTGACAGATGCACCTCGCAGAGTAAGGATCAAGTATTCGAGAGAGGGACCCGTGTCAACGCCCTGTAGGTAGTTGACTAGGGCCTCGATGTGCCCATTGCGATACGCCCGGTAGGACTCATCCTCACCCTCCCAGAGTCGGTGATCCAGGTACAAGCGTTCCGCCGCCGCGAGTCCCTTACGCACCGAGTGTGGGTCCCAGTTGTCGAAGGCGAGCACGTTGAGCACATCGTCAATATCCGACGTGCCTCCTGAGGGTCGCTTCTCTGCCTGGTTCTCCGCACTGGTCACGGCGAGCAGATGCTCGGGTCTGACGCAGCTGCGGTTGTGGCAGGTGTGGTGGACGATCTGATCCGTAGCGTCCCCGACAAGCATCTCGTAGACGAGTCGGTGGGCCTTGTGGTTCTTGCCACCATACCATGCGCGACCGTAGCCGTCTGCTGTTCGTGCCTGAGTCCACTGCCAGCAGCCGTTATTAGCCACATAGACTCGGGCACTGAGCCAGTTCTCAAAGGGTGTAGTAGTCATCGGTTCTCCTCCGTTTCGTCAATCCAGTCAATGACCATATCAGAAATCCCAATCCTCGTCGGTGATGCTTTCAGACTTAGCCATAACGTATGAGGACCCCGAGCCGGAGAAGAAGTCGTGGGACTCCGAATCCAGGCTCAGCGCGGAGAGCACAGCCGGTGAGGGCTGAGAAATCTCCGAGGGGAACACCGGGTCAAGGCCAAGGTTGGCGAGAGCCTTGTTGGCATTGTAGTGCAGGAACTTCTTGACGTCCTCGGTCCAACCAACCTCATCGTAAAGGGCCTCAGTGTACTGTACCTCAAGGTCGTACAGTTCGTCCAGGAGATCGTAGGAGAAATAAGTGTACAACTCCCGGTACACCTCGGGGAGACGATCAAGTGCCACCTGGAACTTGTACCCGATGTAGTACCCGTGGACTGACTCGTCGCGAACGATGAGTCGGATGATATCTGCCGTGTTCGTCAGACGTCCCTCCGACGAGAAGTACAGCGGGAGGTAGAAGCCAGAATAAAACATGAACGACTCAAGAAGAACCGAAGCGATCTTCTTCTTGATAGGGTCATCGCCCTCGTAAATGTCCTTGACGATCTTGGCCTTCTTCTGAAGGATATCGTTCTCCCGAGACCACCGGAACGCAGAGTCAATCTCCTTGGTGGAAGCAAGCGTGGAGAAGATGGAAGAGTATGACTTAGCATGAACCTGCTCCATGAAGTTGATGTTCGCAAACACCGCCTCCTCATGGGGGGTCTCCGCGTCCCGCATCAACTCCACCGCGCCCACGCTGCCCTGAAGGGTATCGAGCATGGTCAGCCCGGTAAAGACCCGCATAGTCAGCAGTCGCTCAGCGTCGGTCAACTTGTTCCACGACGGGATATCGTTGGACAGCGGAACCTTCTCGGGGAGCCAGAAGTTGCTCACGAGCCTATCCCACACGTCCTTATCAACCTGGTCCTCGATACGATTCCAGTTGATTGCCTCAAACGGCTTGTCATCAGTCATCTGTGTCTCCTTACTTGTCGTCAATGCGGGTCGTAATCGTCTCTAGGCCACCGACCCACTTGGTGTGCGTCCAGTAGCCTACCCTACCCGGTGAGGGCACCTGGTACGTCCATCCGGTGTCGTCCCGGTGCCGGATTCGGGCGTCCCTGCACGCAACGATCTGTCCTGCCGTGGAAGGCTCTCGGCGCTCGGGGTCACCGAACTGAGACAGGAAGTCTCGGTGCAGTTCAGCGAGTACCTTAGCGAATGTCTTGTCGTCCATATCAGTTCTCCTTTGTTCGTCAACGGGAAAGCCCCGCTTGCTGTGTGACTACACTGTAGCACATAGCAAGCGGGGCTTGTCAACATCCGGTGGTCAAGTCACAATACCGTCCGCGCTGCTCGTGCCTCGCAGAGCGCCACGAAGGCGAGCAGCTCCGGGCGGGCTTCCTCGATATCCTCGGGCGGTGTCTCCACCCACTCGTCAGACTCGGCCAGGGCGCGCAGCTCCGGGATTGACCCTGACCAGCACCCCACCCGGACACGCCAGGAGCCGTCCCCCTGACGAAACGCTGTCACGCGGAGAGCTCGGGTGGTGTATATCACCCCGGTGAGGAAATGGGCGCTACCGTCGATCTGGGCGCTACCGTCGATCTGGGCAACGCCGGAGACCCTGGCGTTGCCGTAAACCCAGGCGCTGCCGGAAACCCAGGAGTCCCCGAAGATCCGGGCGTCGCCGTAAATCCAGGCGTCGCCAGAGGCGTGTGCTTCGCCGCCGATCCAGGAGCCACCGAAGATCCAGGCATCGCCGTAAATCCAGGCGTCTCCGTCCTGCGAGAGGTTGCTCTCAGACTCGACCCACCCACCGAGGTCACCTGCCTGCACTCCGTGTCGCGGAATGTCCCGCAGGGCACGGATTCGGCGCAGGGTGCGACCGTACGGTTGGAAGGTCTCATCTGTCAGTTCGTACTTGCTCATACTGTTCTCCTTTGCTCGTATACGGGGAAGCCCCCTGTCGTGTGCCCGTATAGTAGCACACGACAGGGGGCTGTGGTCAAGTCACAAGGCGCAGGATACACAGCCCTCGACCTCCGTACCCGAGAGCGCCGTCTGGCGCAAGCGAACGTAGTACAGGGTCTTGATCCCCTTGCGCCACGCGTAAATCTGAGCGCGGTTAAGGTCTCGCGTGGTCGCATCGTCCTTGAAGAACAGAGTCATCGATAGGGACTGATCGACGTACCTCTGCGCGACGGAGTAGACGTCGATGATCTTCTCTGCCCCGATTTCGTACGCATCCTTGAACAGGTGCATGTTGTCCTCGGTGAGCCCAGGGGCCGGGTAGTACACTCGGCCCAGCTTACCTTCCTTCCTAATTTCCACTGGGGCAACCGCCGGATGGATGCTTGCCGTAGCGTGGTTGAGGTAGGAAATTGAGCCGGTTGGCGGGACGGCTTGGAGATAGGCGTTGTAGAGGCCATGCTCCGTGACGTCACGTTTCAGGGTCTCCCAGTCGGAGTTGGTCGGGATGTCGATACCCTCGAACAGGTGCGCGATGCTCGGGTCAAGAACCCAGTCCTCGGCGATCAGATCGTCAAAGAACTCCCCGGAGGCGTAGCGAGACTTCGGGAAGTCGGCATACGGGCTGCCAGTCTCCTTGGACAGTTCCATGCTTGCGGTGAGCGTGTGGAAGAGGATCATCCGGAAGTAGGCATCGGTGAATGCGATACTCTCTGGCGAGCCGTACTCCATCCCCGCCGAGGCAAAATAGCCGTGGAGGTTCATCTGCCCCAGGCCAATCGCTCGGGACATTTCGTTGCCGCGACGGATGGAAGGCACCGAGTCGATATCGCTCATGTCCGCAACTGCTGACAGGGCGCGTACGGCAGTATGGACCGTCTCTCCGGGATCGTCATGGCTCATCACGTTAGCGACGTTCAGGCTTCCAAGATTACACTGAATGTCCCGGCCCACGTGGGAATAAGACAGATCAGCATTGAACTCGGAAGGAGTAGTTACCTGTGCAATCTCTGAACACAAGTTACTTAGGGTAACCTTACCTTCGTTCTGATGCGCCTTGTTCACCGAGTCCTCAAACATGATGTAGGGGTACCCCGATTCAAACTGCACCTCGGCGACCGTCTGAAGGAAATCACGTGCGCTGATCTTCTTCTTGCGAATTTCCGGGCGGTCAACCAGGTCGTAATAGATTTCCGAGACGTTCACGTAAGCAAACGGCTTGCCGTAGATTCGTTCGACGTCATATGGGGAGAAGAGGTACATGTCCTTGTTAGCTCGCGCCAACTCGAACGTGATGTCGGGAATGACTACTCCAAGCGAAAGCGTCTTGATACGCAACTTCTCGTCAGCGTTCTCTCGCTTAGTGTCAAGGAACTTCAGGATATCGGGGTGATGGGCGTGGAGGTACACCGCCCCGGCGCCCTGACGAGACCCTAGCTGGTTGGCGTAGGAGAACGAATCCTCCAGCAGCTTCATGACGGGGATGATGCCCGAGGACTGCCCCTCAATCTTCTTGATGGGTGCACCCTCCTCACGAATATTCGAGAGGCTCAGAGCCACGCCCCCGCCGCGCTTAGAGAGCTGAAGAGAAGAATTAATCGCTCGACCAATCGACTCCATGTTGTCCTGCACGTCCATAAGGAAGCACGAGACCATTTCGCCGCGCTGCTTTTTGCCTGCGTTCAGGAAAGTAGGGGTAGCAGGCTGAAATCGACCCGTGATGATTTCGGTGACGATGTTCTTGGCCTCAGAGGTGTTGCCCCGAGCGAGGTATAGCGCGACCATAGAAACACGGTCCTCGTAGCGTTCAAGGAATCGCTCACCATCGAAAGTCTTCAGCGCGTAAGACGTGAAGAACTTGTACGCTCCGAGAAAAGACTGGAAGCGGAACTTAAACGAGTACGCGTGCTTAAACACGTCCTTCACCGACTCGAAATCGTACTGGTCCAGGACCTCAGACTCGTAGTAATTATTCTCCTGGAGATAGTCAAGCTTCTCTCGGAGGTTCCCGAAATACACCGTATTCGGATTTACGTGCTCAAGGAAGTAAGCCTTAGCCGCCTCATTATCCTTGCCGATTTGCATGCGCCCGTCGGCATCGTAAAGATTTACCAATGCATTAAGGTTGTGATAATTAACCATTCAGATAGTCCTCTCATCCATTTTGGTCAAGCCGTTTCTCACGGCGATTACGTCTTCGTCTGTACCGGCAAGCTCAAACCGGTAAAGCATGTCTACCCCGAGCTTATCGGCGATCTTCCGGGCGCTGATACCGTACAACTTGCCGAAATTCAGGTTGCCTGAACCCACGACACCTTGCAGCATATCACGGTTCTCCTGGTCACTCAAGAACCGCTTCACCTGCGGCGGGACGTCATTACGCCCAGTGCCATACGAAGGCACGACAAGCACATAGGGGATATACATGCGCGGGGGGTCGCCGTGAATGGGTATTCGAGTCCTAGACACGCCGAGCTTATCAACGAACCTCTTTGTATTCCCGGTGAGGTTACTGAAGTACACTACATGCATACCGATCACTCTCCAATCTTCTCTAGGAACCAACGTTCAATCTCTTTGACCGTATGCTCAATACTATCAGACTCAGTTGCATGGTAGTCATGTCGGAACTGGTAAAATCTGTCATGTGCCAAATTCAGATCGGGCAAATCGTTCTCCCGGATTCGGGCGTGAAGGATGTTATCCCCGAGGGACAGGAGGGCGCGCGACTTCTCGGTGTCCAATTCAGTCTTTTCCCGGTGCCAATAACTTCCATCGTACTCGACCAGTAGGTAGCGGTGGTTGTAGTAGAAGATCATGTCTACCTCGACTCCGACCCTTCCGGAGGCGTAGGTCAACTGATTTAGTCGCAGTCCGTGCGCGGTCAGGGTGAGTTCGGTTTGCTCAGTGAACGCCTCGATAAAGCGACCCTCGATCTGGCTAGTTCGTTTAGCACATTTTGGGCAGCCATTCCCAGTTGCCCGACTATCGACTCTCGCCTGCCAAGAGTGACCTTCAGCGCACTTCCACCAAGCCTTATTATGGGAAGATGCGGATACATCCCCCGGAGTCAGTTCATTCCTATCGAAATCCCATTCTCGCGCCAGTTCAGGGTTATTAATTGACAACCTATTGGCATCTGATGCCCGCCGACCACTACAAAAAGGACAGCCACTTCCTCTTGATCGGTCACCAATTATTGCCTGCCAGGAGTGATCGTCTGAACATATCCACCAAGCCGTCTTGTCAGAGGACACAGTTACGTCACGGGGGGTCAGTTCATTCTTAACGAAATCCCATTCCCTTGCGAGTTCAGGTCTATTGGTCGATAACCTATTAGTGTCTGTAACCCGTCGTCCGCTGCAAAAAGGGCACCCGCGCCCTCTTGACCGGTCACAAATTTTAGCCTGCCAAGAGTGCCCCTCCGAGCACGCCCACCAAGCCTTCTTATTAGAAGATATAGCTACCTCATCTGGAGTCAATTCATTTTTGTCGAAATCCCATTCTCTTGCGACCTCAGGATTGTTAATCGACAGACTGTTAGCGTCTGATACTCTGCGACCACTACAAAAAGGGCACCCCTTTCCACCTGACCGACTATTAATTGCTGCCTGCCAAGAGTGCCCGCTAGAGCACGCCCAAACCAACTTCATCCTGCTACCATGAGTCAAAGAGTCCAGTCTAGCATACGTCTCCGGGAACATCTCGGATGATCCGTCGTGGTCAATATCACCCCACAGCGCTACGTCCTTCAAGTACACCTTTTCCCGCGTAGCCATAAATCACAACCTCCACTTCTCCTTGTAGTTAGCAAATCCCCACGTGCCGTCAGCCTTGCGGTATCGAGCAATCGGTCCAGCGCCTTCCGCTGCAAGAGGGAAGTTGGACATCCAATTCGGTGCTGTCGTCATAATCTCACCGATCCGGTGCAGCTCGCTCTCGGTGCTCGCTTCAACGATCACCTCATCATGAACTGATCCTACAGTACGGAAGCCTTCACGGTCAAGGCGTACCAGCGCATCGGTGAGAACGTCCCTGGCGTACGCCTGAACCAAATTTTCGCAGATGATACCGCCCCATACCTTGACAGGAAACCCCTTCTTGCGGTAGTCCTTTCGGTAAATTACCTCCTGCTCTTTTCCAGTGAAGGGGTTGACCTCGGTGCGCTTAGTGCAATTCCTATAAACAATGCTGCGCCCAGAAGGCAAAACCAAATGACGATTCGATCCATCCTTGAAGAAGGACACGTCACCGACTGACCCGCCTTCCTTGAACGCTGTCATAAGGTCCCGCCAGTATTGGACGATACTCTCATTAGCGTTTCGCCACTTGTAGACGATATCCATGAGGTCCTCGTCAGTACCTGGGGCACCGAATGCCTTGAGCGCACCCTTAGAGCCGCCGTATCCGAGTGCAAGAGTTGCGATCTTGCCTTGCTTGCGGTACTTGGCCTTAGCCTCTTCGTATGAAACATCATACATTCGAGACGCCGCAGAAGAGTACAGGTCCTCTCCGCTGAAGAAGGCGTCAATCGCCCACTGCTCACCGGCCAAATGTGCCAGGACCCTGGCCTCGATTTGGCTATAATCCACGACGGCGAAAGGCCCAACAAGCGATGAACGAATCATTCGCTTCAAATCCACCTGGGGAGTTGAGAGTCCCAACTTCAAGTCAATGATCCGGGCTTCAACTTCGGTGTCATCATCAGCGATGCCCTCGGAGGGTAGATTCTGCAACTGAAGCCTGCGCCCCGAGAAGCGTCCGGTGTGCGCCCCGTAGTACATGAGCGTACCTCGGATTCGACCGTCAGAACTCACCGAGTCAAGTTCCGCCTGGTACTTGGCCGACGACGACAGGGCCACATGCTGCCGGAGTTCAAGCACCTCTCGAACATCGGCGGGAAGATCGTCCTGCTCCAAGAACTCCTCGACCGCAGCCTTATTGAGCGAATCGACCTCAAGACCCTGCTCTCGGAGCCAGCCACCCAACTGCGAGACCGAGTTGGGGTTAGGCAGGTCGGTGAGTTCCGCCATGCGGTCAAGAGCCGTTTGCTTGTTGCTCTCGGACATGGCAACCGCTGCTAGGGCCATATCGACGTCGATCCTCACTCCGCGATCATTCGTTCGCTCAGAGACATGCCACGTCTCCACCTCGAAATCGGTGACCGAAGGCTTGAGCTTCTTGTGGATATCGCGCATCGCGATAACATCTTGCGCACAATAGTCTACAAAGGATTGCCACCGCTCGATATCATCTTCCGGTGTGCGGAAGGTTCCGTCCTTTTTCGGGGTGCAGAAGAACCTAATAAGCGCCGAACCCGCCTCGTCCTTGAGTTCTCCTCCCATAGCCTTAGCAAGTTCCTTCAGCGACAGCGGAAGCCCAGACCACGCGGCAAGCACCATCGTGTCCTCAAAGACCTCGGGAGGAATATACGAACCGACCGGCATTCCGATGTAAGACGAGAAGCACACGCGCTCGAACCCGGTGTTATGGGCGATGACCTTGAAGTCCTCACCGCGATCGTGTCGCTCAAGGATATCTCGGATGATGCCCCGCATCTCATCGGGGTCCGTGCTCGTCTGCATCGGCTCGTCATTCCACGCCCATGCAAGCATGAGGATATCGAACTTCTCGTCCTCGGCGTATCGGTAGACGCCCGTCTTCTTCAGGTCTGCGCCTGAGCGCGTCTCGATATCGAGATAAAGGCAGTCACCCATCAATCCTCCAAGCGATTCGCTGCATTGTCCGCTGAGCCATATACGCGGCTGTCGGTGAGTCATATGGCCCAGTTCGCCACATACCGTCAACGACCTGTACCCCTGCATAGTACTTCATCGGCTCAGGGTCACGCAACCCAGCCTCCACTCGCCACGATGACTCTAGACCTTCGGTGGGGTGATACGTCTTCTCGTTGTCCATGTGTTCTCCTTTCCGAGACGACTAAACGGCGCACGGCCCGTAAGCCATGCGCCGTTTAGTCAGTAATGCTATGTCAGAGTTGATCCATCAGACGGTAGACGATTGCCTTGAAGTCTTCGGTACTACTATCGTCTAGCATTCCGTTTTGCTCCGCATCGTCAATCATGGCCTGTAGAAGGTCACGAACGACTCGCTTGGTCTTCTGTAGGTCCCTATTGTAGTCACCGAGGTAATAGGGGTCGAGACCGTGCCCCGTCCCGTAGCCCGCCGCGAAGACCGTCACAGCAGAGCCTCGTCGTCATCGTCCTCCGTGTCGAACGCCTCGAACTCGGACTCGGCGCGAATAGCCCCTGCGCCGAACGGCTCGCCGTCCTTGACCTTCTGGACGTTGCCCAGCGACCAACCGATGCCCTTCACGCCCTCGAAGTTGTAGGCGAACGCGGTCACCGTGGCGTTGACGTAGCAGCCCGCGTAAATCTCCGACTGGTCGAGGATCGGGTTCACCTGGGCGTCAACCACCTGGGGCTTAACCTTGTTACGGGCGGAGATGAACATGCAACCCTGGAACTCAGCGCCGTCCTTCTCCTCGCCGTCGCGGATCGGATCGTTCTTGAACTTCTTCGGGGCCTTGCCCTCGAACTTCTTGGCCGTACCCTCGGCGACCGCCTCCTCAACGGCCTGCTCAAGTCGATCCAGGTTGGCCTTGTCGTCCTTGGGGATCAGGAACGTGGCCTGGTACTTCGGCTCACCGCCCTGGAAGGACGTCGGCTCAAAGAGCGACGGGAAAGAGAGGCGGACGTTCTTCAGCATAATACGAGTAGACATATATCAGTTTCCTTTCAGAGAGTTCCGAAGACGGTCATGTCATCGGCGTAAATATCGGACCAGTCGTAGAACCTCGACCAGTCGGGGGTGGACCACCGCTTGCCCTCGTCGTTCGAGAGCGGGTCGCGGCGGACGTATCGGTGAACCTTGTCATCGCGGGTATACCCGACGATCAGGCCAATCTTGCTTGGCTCATCTTCCATGTCAAGCCTCCTTTTCTTCAGACTGCAACTACGCCCTTTAGCGTAGGGTGAGGATTATACCCTGTCACCTTGAAGTTGTCAATGGTGAAGTCATCAATGTAATCAATGTTATCAACGTCACCGACAATCTCAAGTTCGGGGAGGGGCACGTGCTCCCGGCTCAACTGCTCCTTCACCTGGTCTCGGTGATTGTCGTAGATGTGACAATCACCTCCGACCCAGATGAGCCTACCGACACCATACCCGGTGACGTGAGCCACCATGTGAGTCAGCAGCGCATACGATGCCAGGTTGAACGGTACACCGAGGAACATGTCTGCGGACTTTTCCTTCGCCTGTGTTCGCTAGGCACAGACCGCCATACGGCTGCTGCATGTCGCCATGCAGAAGAGACTATATCACGACCCCTAGGGGTCCCCACCATTTCCGCCCGCTTGGGCGTACTCCCTTTCGGGATAGTCGTTAGGCATTTATGAATCTAGGTCAGACCATTTACTCCACTTATCAGACTTGGAGGCTATGCGATTACCCACCGTTGCTACGGCAATTCCGTAGTACTTGGCCGCAGCGGTTCTAGATGGATAAACAGTACCCTCGATTACTACGGCTTTGGTGTTCGGAGGTAAAACCCCCAAACGAGCGATAGAGAGTGCCCTTTTTGTCTCTTCAGTGTGCTTCTTTCCGTAGAAGGAGTTTTTATCCCCAGTACGTTCAGAGGCCACCTTGGACAACTTCTCTCGTTGCTCCGGAGTACGCTTATGCCCCTTAGCCCAAGAGTTACCCAAAGCCCGTTCACGGGCAGCTGATTTTACTTCGTCGGAGTGAGTCCTACCAGTCATTCCGTTAATATGGCTCCCGTGGATAACCTTACGATCTTCCGGAGACATTGACTCGTAGCGCTCATTAATAGCGTCCGTAATTCTACTTACTATATCGTCCCGATCAGGATTGAACGTTAGATTATCTCCGCAAGTAGATGGACCTATATTATACAAGTCCTTCCCCCGCCCAGAATCTAAAAGACTCTGTTCAGCGAATACCGCGTCCTCCAAGTTTTCAACCTCAGACAAGATTGAAAACGTGAACGCGGGTTCTCCGAATTCACCCCAGTCCCTTTGGAGACTTGAATTGTGGTGTGTATTGTTCCGGAGGTCTGACTTGTGCCTACTCGTCCGTGCACGGTATCTTGATGTCCTACCAACATACCGCTTGCCATTAACAGTGTTCTTGATTTCGTAGATGATGTATGTCATGCGTACATCATACCACACTTTTGAAAGGTAGTCCCAGATTCAATTTAGCACGGGATCGTCTGCTAGAGAGGTTCCCCGTTTAGATGGGTTTGCTACGCCGGTTTCCCGACGAAGGCGCTCTTACGAACGCTGGTAGACCTGGATCGACAGAACATCATCTTCCTCCACGTAGAACTGGAACATGATGTGACACGGTGCCAGCGCCATTTCCGGAATCGCCGTAGGATTCCACGTGGACACAACGTGTCGGCGGGAGTACGGGTCGGTCTTGACGGACTCGATCACCTGAGCAATCTGGTCAACGCCGGGAATCAGCCCGTAGTCATCGTAGTCCTCGCCCCACCGCCTCCACTGGAACCCGTACATAGGTCCAATGTAACCGTACTTGTCTGCCCACTCGTCCCAGATATGAACGTCGCGATCCTGAAGATACCTAATGTCCTCCTCCCCTCGGAGGAACCACAGCAGCTCCTCGGCAACCAGACGGAACGGGACTCGCTTGGACGTGATGAGCGGGAACCCGTTTCGCAGGTCATACTCAATGCGACCCCCGAAGAGCGATGTAGTCCCAGTACCAGTCCGGTCGGGACGACTACTGCCCTCCATCAGGACTTCTCGTAGCATGGTCTCATAGGAGTTAGCCACTATATCGTACCTCCTTCACTCGGGGGTCGTACCCCACGTATGTCGCCAAGTGCCGAAGCACCTTGGACTCTGTAGTCGTAGCGTACACGATGAGCCATGTTGCAAGCAACCTCATCGGCGAGTTCCCTCCGTCTCACTCGCCCCGAGGAAGAAAGCCCCCATCAGGAACAGAATGATAGCGGAGATGAGGAACTGAAGCCACAGCCCCGAAACCCAAACGGCGAGCATCATACTCACCGCAGCCATGATGAACATGAAGATAGACATAATCCTCATCGGTCATCACCAGACCCGGTGATCTTACCCCGGTCTCGGCGAGACTGCAACTTAGCGAGGTTCATCTCAAGCACCTCGTCAAGCGTGTAGCCGACTCCGTGAGCAAGAGTCGCAATGGCGTCAAACAGGTCAGGGAAGTCAGTCCGAATGGTCGCATCAAGTAGGTCATCTACCCATCCCGTAAGTGTCCGGGCAGAATATATGACCTCTGCGTCGTTGAGATGAGTCGTGAAGTCGTCCCCGGCATCCATGAACATAGCGGACGATGCGACGAACCAGATGACGTCACCGAGTTCCTTGGCAACTGCCGTCTTGTCGAGTTCGGTCTCGTCCCGAATCGACTTAGCCGCAAGACTAACCAACTCACCGACCTCGCCCCACAGACCCAGTGACAGGTAATTCACATCCCGCGCCGAGGGGAGCGCAAACTCCCATGCCTGCTCAGCGTAAGTGTCTCGAATACTCATATCAGTTCTCCTCCTTTTCCCGGACCAACTTTGGTCCTCCTCCTGTATACCCTAGCGTGTCACCCAGCAGAGTGTCAAGGTCATCTCCGTCTTCCATGACCTTCTTCAAGGCAGTGATGCCGTTGACCTTCACCGAAGCGATCTGGTCAAAATAATACCCGGCTTCCTGAAGCCTGTCAATAGCCCCATCGGAGTCCAGAATCTTCCGCGTACCCCGACCCTGATCCACTCGGTAGCCGGGGATATCCTCGAACTCAGCGCGCAGCAGAGCATTGGCCTTCACCTGCTCAATCCACTTCTGGATATCAGGCAACTTGGGCAGGACCTCCGCAATGTCCTTGCCCTTCATCATCTCCGGCTCAGTACCGAAGTCGTGGCGCAACTCCATCGCCGCACGAGCCTTGCAGAAGCCCGCAGCGGGGCACCAACGGCAGTTGGACGCCGAAGGGGCCAGATGACCATGCGAGGACAGAGCCTCACGCGCAGCCGGGGCCACAACCTCATCAGCCCAGAACTGAAGCCACTGGGACGTCACCGAGTAGGACGACACCCCATCACGGACTCGGGGCTGATATACGCTGACGATCACTCGCTCGGCGTCAGGGTGGAACTTCCTCATGGCCCCAAGGCCGTAGAGGAGCAACTGGGGGTTGCGCTCGGCGGACACGGGGACCCCAGAGCCGTACTTGAAGTCGATCACATGGATAGTCTTCTCGGAGACCAGAATAGCATCTGCCGTTCCCCACACCTCGGGGATTCCGGTCTCAACGCGCTCCTCGAAGAAGTACGTCTCGGCGTTCATGAACTCCGACTGCTCGAAGATGAAGTCCGCGTATCCCTGCGCGTGCCCCATCATCTCTCGGTGACGCGCAGGGTCAACGCCGTACTCCGGCTTGAACTCGTGGTCCTCCCAGGCAGTGAGCATGTGATCTACTGACTCACCCATGGCCCTACGGGCCAGAATCTCACCGAGTGAGTGGGCGATAGTGCCCTCAGTGGCCCACGGCGATCCTTCGTCCGTTTGCACAGCGTGCTCAGACATTCGCAGCGACCCAGGGCAGTTGATCCACCGATGGGCGCTAGACGGACCCAAGCGTGCGTGCTTAGTCGGTTCGTCAGTCATCTGCCCTCTTTCCGTCCATGAATCCGTCGGTGTACCCGTCGTAGGCACCGTCATCATACCCACTATCGTAACCGACGTCCATACCGTTGTCGTAAGCGTCATCCTGCGCGTCCTTAACACGATCCTCAATCTCTTCCTCTGAGGGGGAAGAGTCAATCATCTCAAGGAGTTCGTCAATAATCTCCCACGTCGGCTCACCCTTGTGTAGCCGAATCGGAATCAGGTCAATTTCCCTCATGGTCGCCCCTTCCGTCCTCAACGCCCAGCCAATAGCCCTCCTTGTACCCGTCCTCCCTACCATCCTCGTAACCGTCACGGTAGCCGTCGCGGTACATGGTGTCACCGATTCTGCTCATGTCAATCATCCTCACTCTCCATATAGTAGTCGTCTAACTCCGCTCGGAGTTCAGCTCTCTTCTCCCGACGCTCGCGCCGGTTGGTCTGAATCTTACCCCACTTCGCAGCGCCAGGGGCGTCCATGAGACATAATACATGCCTCCACCCAGTATGCACGTCTTCGTCAAACCACGTCTTGATGACTCTTCGCTCAGTGTTAGAGCTGTCCACGGTGCCGCCTTTCCTTGCAAGTCCCCCTGCCCGGACTCGAACCGGGATCACATTTATTTTGAGTAAATGCCCTCGTGCCTAATTGGGGTACAGGGGGTAGTGCGGGCGATGGGAGTCGAACCCAACATCAAGACCATGATACGCCTTGTCGATACCGTATCACCTCTTCGCCCGTCGTCCCCTTCCCCGGACTCGAACCGGGACTGTCACGGTTATTCCCGCTGCCTCTGCCGTTGGGCTAGAAGGGGTGGTGCCGGACTTTCACCGGCTGCGCTAGATTCTAGCACGTAGTATGGCGATTAGTCAACATCGCCATAGTAGGCCTCGGTGATCCACCACTTAGGCGCGGGGTAGTCCCCGAGGCGATCCTCAGCGTACCGAAGGTCCTCCTCAGTCATCTCCTTGATGGATTCCAGGTCCTCGTCAGTCAGGGACCCGTTGGGGTCAGAGTTCTCAGTCATCAAGAGCCTCCATGAACTCGGTGATCTTGTCCTCGGGAATCGCGGAGACGCGAGTCGCCCCGACCGCCGAGAGAGCCGTCTTCAGGCGAGCCTTGCCGCCGTCCTCAGACATGACCTCCTTAGCCCGAGCAACAGCGTCCTCCATCGTCGGAACCGCGTCAGTCTCCGGGGAGTCATCCCCGGAATCCTCAAGGGCTGCCGGGGTGTCCTCCTCCTGCTCCTCGACGTCCTCCGGGGTATCCTCCTCCGGCTCCTCGACGTCCTCCGGGGTAGTCTCGGCCTCATCGACCTTAGGCCAGTCTGTCTTCATTTCCTCTCGGACGATAGCCGCGATGAACTCGCGCAGTGCATCCTCAAGATTCATAGTCATTTGTCAGTCTCCTTTTCTCTTCTTGTATCAGGTCAGTTCCGCAAGCATCTTGTCAACGATATCCTCGGCGATCTTGCGAGAGGTCTTCTCCGGGTCGGAGTATACGACCTTGAGCCAAGGGTACAGTGCCTTAGCCGTGGTGTCAACAAGCCGTTCATACGAATCGGTGTAGTCAGTCATGTCACATCCTCAATCGTCAATATTCGCCGTGACAATATTCGCCGTGACAATACTGGCGAAAAACGTCAGCCACGACAGCGGGTACATCGCTGCCCCGATTAGGCAGACCTTCAGCGACAGCGGCCACGACCAGAGGATCAGCCCGTAGATGATCGCTCCCCAACCTCCGAGGAACAGCATCACCGAGGCACACAGAAGCACAAAGGCAATGATCTTAGCCATGCTCAAACAATCTTCCCGTCACTCATCATCGTACCCCTTTCAGGTAGTCGAACAAGGCCTGTTGCCCTGTTGCCTTTCGATCCAACGCTGCCACCTTAGCATGGTCCACCGTCTCATGTCCAACGAGCCGGTGAGTGATGACCGTTCGTGTCTGACCCTGACGGGCTAGACGTGCTAGTGACTGCTCATACAACTCCAAGGACCACGGTAGTGAGAAGTACACCGCCGTGCAACCCCCCTTCTGCAAGTTGACCCCGTGGCCCAGTGACGCCGGGTTGGAGTACATCACCGGGACCTTACCACGGTCCCAGTCGTCCAGCGCACCCTTCTCCGACGCAGAACGGGCTTCGGGGAATGCCTTGCGGATCATCTCGGCCTCAGCCTTGTACGTGATCCACACTAGCACAGGTCCGCCAGCGTCGTCCACAATCTCCCGCAGAACGTCCAACTTGGCCTCATGCAGCCACGTCGTGTCTCTGTCCTCATCGTAGATGAACCCCGAGGACACCTGCCCCAACTTGTTAGTCAGTGTTGCAGGCTGAAGCGCAACAACCTCGGTGGACTTGAACTCAGCGATTGCTTCTCGCTTGAACTCATCGTACACCTTCCGGACCTTCGGAGGAAGAGTTACTTCAATATCATTCACCAGGTGGGGAATCTCGATAGCCGGGGCCTCCGAGAACGTGATATCGGCAACAGCCTTGTGGATCGAATCATCCGCTCCCGGCTTCAGCTTATATTGTATCACAACTCCTGTGGGAAGCGTTGCAGCAGGATAGAAATACCGAGCACGGAACTTCGTCAGTGACGTCTCAAGACGCTCCCCCTCATCCAGCACAGCGTACTGTGCCCACAGGTCCATCAGCGAGTTTGCAGCCGGGGTGCCGCTGAGAAGCCACCGATTATCAGCGGGCTTAGTCAGTCGTCGGACTTCCTTCCACCGCTTCGTTGACTTGTTCTTGATCCCCGACGCCTCATCCACTACCACAGTCTTGTAGTTGGCCGGGGCATCGGCGATATTGGAGAAGCCGATTGTGGTGATGTCGGCGTTCTTCGCAAATGCTTCCTGCCGCTTCTTCGGAGTACCCGCAGCGACAGCGTAAGACAGGTCAGGTCGCCACTTGGCAACCTCCTTGGGCCATGAGTCCTCAGCGACGCGCTTAGGTCCGATGACCAGTACGGGAAGGTCTTCAGGCCGCAGCGCGCTCAGAACGCTCAGGGTCTTCCCCGCGCCCATCCGCAGAGCGAGATAGGCGCGGGGATTCTCGTGCAGGAACTCAACGGCTCGTTTCTGATAGTCGTGTAGTTCTGCTGTCATAGATTCACCTCCTCCGCACAGCAAGAACAAAAGTGCCACTCATCCTCGACTATATCACCAACAGTATAGCCCAAAGAAATGCCGCACCTGCTACACAATAACTCAAACACGGCCTCATACATGAAACGCTTTGTCACACCACAGCCCCCTCATCTCCTAGATTCAGACCCTTCTCCGTGGAGCACTCCTCGCAGAAGTCGCCTCCTGCGACGACCGTCCACCCTTCCTCGACCGCATCAAAAAGCGCGCTGGAGATGAAGTCCTCAAGAACCTGACCCGACTCCATAAAGTCCATGCTGCTGATGTTCTCCTTGACTCCGCACACGTCGCACGTCAGTTCCATAGTCCTCCTCAGACTCACAGTTCAACTCCTTTGCTCAGAACCTTGATGTAATCGTACCGTCCGTCAAGAACCATGGACGAGATACTGTCCCAGTTAAATTCTGAGCGGCCCCACGGTCCCGACCACGGCCATACCCAGTTCGGTCCAGTCTTCACAGCGTACCGGCTAAGGTATCGCCAGTCCAAGGAATTTACACACACCACCGCACCCACGCCCTTAGGCTCATCGGGGATAGCGTCTATGACCTCGTACAGTTCAACGGATGTGTCCTTCGCATACTCAGGACACTTGACTACATGAGCCGTTGCGGGGTCGCTCCTGAATGAGACTCTGCCGTAGTCGTCTAACGCGAAACCCCCATTACTACCCCTCCGCCACCCCTGGAAGATAGATAGCACCGTTCCCTCAACATCGGACTTGATCCCTGGCCCCTCAGTGATGATACGCAATGTCATTCCTTTGCGAACATCCTCATAGCCGATCTTGTTGTAGACCTTAAGACTGATGCTCACAGCGCCTCCCTCCAAATATAGTCCTTGATGTGGTGCCCGAAGGAATCATACTTCTCGGCAGCCCCAAAGCCCTCATAGACAACCTCGAACACCTCGGCCTCATCGAACTTGACGATCTGCAACATCTGCTTCCAGGTGAACTCGTCTGCACCGTCACTGACATACTCCACCCACCGACCGGGGTATGCGCCAACGTAGAAAGCCTCAGCGTCACATGCCCCAGGGTCCTTGAACACTACACGGATAATAGACCCGATGCCCTTAGGCTCCTCGGGAATTTCGGTTCCGCTCATTTCAGCTCCTCCTCAATCCACCGATCAACGTCGGCCTTTCCGTAGAGCACATGGACATGTACTCCGAACGTCTCCACCTTCTTGTGCCACCATATCTGAATCTTGCTCAGTGATCCGGTGTCTGTCTTCAACTCTACCAGGTAGATGATCCCATTGCAAAGGACCATTCGGTCAGGGACGCCTGTCTGTGTCGGCATGAGTTTGATAGCCCACCCACCGGCGTCCCTGACGCTCTTCTGGAAATGCTGCTCTAGTCTGTTCTCCCGCATGTGCTCGTTACGTCCTCTGGTCTGATCCTGAACTCCCCCGTGGGGGGTAATGTTAAAAGACCAGTATACAGCATAGGGGTCACATGGTAGTCGGGTTGGGGCGTGGGGTCAAGGTCTTCCTCGGAGATGTAACCTATTTCCTCCCACCCAGGCCCTAGATCGTTTAGTTCCTCGGTATCGTATACAGGCCCTCCCGGTTCCCCCAGAAAACACCAGTAGGACGTGATGACATTGCCGTTCTTGTCAACAAAAGTGTACTCGACTGCATCGTCAGGCGGGTAGAAGATTCCAATGAAGTCTTCCATATCGTCTCCTTCTCTCGGTGTCTTCCACTACATTGTACAGCATACGCTAAACGCCTCACTGGGTCATAGGGCAGTGAGGCGTTTAGTCAGCGAGCGATGCAGGGTCACTCGACGCGTTCCCCACGAGTCCACGGTCCCAAGACCGGCTTGAGGCGGCGGACGGCATCAGGTGTCCATGCCCAGCCAGCCCTGCGAGTCTCTTCGGCGTACCAACACCACCGGTAGTCCAAGTGGCCGATCCACTCCCACCCACGAAGGTGCTCGTCGTCGTCGGGCCACTCGCCCACCTCGATGCGCTCCGGCACCTCGGGGGTCTCGTCGGGCCAGCGGGGCGGGTCCGACACGATGACCTGACGACCACCAGCGCGGGACAGGACCTCCTCCCAGCCTATCCAGTCGCCGTTGACGGCGCGGATCGGCGGCATATCTTCCGGGTCAGCGACGACTCCCAGCAGCTCGCGGGACTCTTTGATCCAGATGCACTGCCCGAGGATCGTGGGTTCGTCCGGCTGCACCACCGGAGGCGGGGTGATGACCTTGACCGGGACGTGTCGGTAGGCGCACTTGACGCCCCTCTCCACCGTCGCCAGCTTCACCAGTATCGAGTCGTCATGCTTGATCCTGTCGAGCCGGAGCCTGTGGATGATGCCCTCGATCGGCCCGACCTCGATGAATGCTCCCAGGTAGTCGTCCGTCAGATCACCCACCGTCAGGGTGTCACCTGCGTTGATCTTCTTGCTCATGTTATTCTCCCTTGCTCGTCTTCATCAGTACCGCTCCCCAAGCACTCGCATCCTGTGCTCTACGACCATCTTAGCAAGGTCGAAAGCCTTGTCAAGGTCTACGTTCTCCTCCACATTAAGAATCTTCATGGACTCCCGCATGTCCGCTGCGACCTGCTCAGTCAACTCCCGAAGGGTCGAGAGTTCGGAAACAGGGTCCACCTCGACCTCACCGTAGTGTCGCTCCTGGTCCTCGTAGTCTCCGAAAACGTCTGTTGCCATATCTATGCTTCTCCTTCGCTCGTCTTCACTTGTTCTCCTCAACATATCGGACAGTGATTCCCCGTAGGTCCTTCCTCGCCTGCTTAAGGATCTGGTCAAGATCGTCGTCAAGCAACTGCTCGTCATCAGGAAGGTCCTCAAGCCAATCGGGGTCAAGGGTCTCCACAAGATCAGACGCGCACATCAAATCTCCCGCTGCGTCCAGTACATCTTCCATGTACTCAGTAGCCATTCTACGGATTTCCGAATCAGTCAGATTTCCCATATCTATGCTTCTCCTTTGCTCGTCTTGCTCGGTGGGCCTCACGGCCTGTAGTACAAGAGTATACAGGCCGTGAGGCGTGGGGTCAAGAAATCTCTTCGTCCTTTGGGACAAGACGGAGGGGGACGTGATACCTGGGGGCACCAGCATAAACCCAACGACCACAACCTAGTCGGGAATAGCCCCACGCCTTGTCCCGAAAGGACCAGATATCCCCCTGCCAGTCCTCCCACTGACGGGTGCGGTACAGTTCCTCCTTGCTAGGGTCCCAGTCGTCACAGGTATCGATATCGGTGAGACCGTCGTCATAGGACGCCGTTGGCTTGTGGACAAGAATCTTTGCGCCCAGTATGTCGGCGTTGCGCTTGACAGTATCCCAGGTGAGATGATTTGCACTCTCCAGACTCAGAATGTCCCCGTAGTAGTCCACCACACATGTACTATCTGGGTCGCCTTCGATCTGAATGATAGTGCCCATCTCGGTAGGCTGCTCGGGATGGTGACCCCACGGGGGAGTGAGGATAGTCACCTCAGTATAAACTCCAACAAAGGTGAAGGCCCTGTTCTCACCCCCCTCTGGGTACAGGTCTATCATTGTATTTTCGTAGGACGCCCGGTGCCTCTTCAGCACCATAATGGACTTGACTCCCGGCCACTTCTCGAACTCAATCTCCGACCCCCAGTAGTCCTCAGTCAGGTCCTTGGCGAGAACCACATCGCCCTTGCTAATCTTCGTGCTCATACTCACTCACCAATCTTTTCCCAGGAAGGCTCCGCGACATAAATCGGGCGCCCCGCAGCCTTCTCCTTGATCCAGGTCCAGGAATGAAGGTGAGAACTGCTGGCTGCCCGGAAGACCTCATCCCCAGGTCGCCATGGGGCGCTCTCTGCGAAGAAGGTAATCTCATCGCTACCCTCGCCGAAACGGACAACCGCGCCCTTAGCAGTAGGCATACCCTTGTCCTTAATGTCAAGGATTTCGACACGCATGTCGCTTCTAACCATTGCTCCGCCGTTTGCCGGAGTACCCACCGGGCTGAAGAACGGGAACCCATAGTCATCCTCCGTCACACTTGCGAGGGTCATCTGTGCGAAACTAGTACGGGTCCAGTAGACCTTGATTTCTGCCCCGATGAACGCCGGGTTGTCATCCTCGACGTCCTTCACAGTGTACACCTCGCCGAGATGAATCTTCCTCTGGTTATCCATTCTACTTCCTCCTCTGCTCTGCGGGCCTCTTGCCCTTCGTCTCCACGACTCTACCACACGTCGGTGCGGTGTCTACCACTACTCTGTCACATTTTGTCATATAGTAGTGGAGTGCTGTCAGTCGCCGACGTTCTCCACAACGGTCAGGGGGAGGCTATCCTCAAGAGTTTCACGATACTCTGCGGTGCGCCACGCCGCACCAGGGAGGGATGACGCGAACGACCAGTTCCACTGCCCATCCCGATACATCCAGTAGTCCCCGGCGCGATCCTTAAGCACCACCTGCTTAAGGTAGTCCTCGTACTCCCCGAACTGATCCATCGTCTTAATGACCATAGGGGCCTTCACCTCCGTCTTAGTACCATCGTCGTAGTGCGTGATGGTCACCGTCTCGGTGCGGACGATCTTCGGCTTCGGGGCGTCTTCCAGGAGGAGGATATAGTATTCATGCGAGTCATCAGCAAAAATCGTAACCTCGTCCCCCACTTCCTCTCCCAGGTCAACCTCGCCCTGGTCAAGTCTAGTCTTAAGAACCTTGCCCTCATACATCGCAATGTGGGAGGGGTACCACTCTACGACCCGAATCCGCTGCCCCTTCTCCACGTCCTCAAGTGCGATCTTCTTGTAGTCCTCGCTCATGGTGTTCTCCTCTCGTTGGCTTGTTGCTAATCTACTCTACCAGGGTGATGTCAGTCAAGGCTGTCTACGATAGTGAGTCCGTCCACGACGTACTTCTCGATTGGAATGTTCGAGTACCAAGCGCCGCACTCCCGGTAATTCCACTTGCCGTCAATGTACGCCCAGACGTCACCCTCGGAGTCCTTAAGCCTCTTGTCGCGGAGCCTAGGCTCGTGGCGCTCCCAGTGCTCTACACCAGCAAAGCGAAGAATACCAGTATCCTCAAAGTACGTCAGCCCGCCGTGTTTCGTGTCGCTCAGGAAGACATACGACTCCCCTCGGTCCGACTCCACGCGCACCGATCCGCTGGCAAGGACGGTCATCGTCAGGCTCAGCGGCGTGGTCTTATCCTCGTTATCGCTCATGGTGTTCTCCTCTCGTCTCACCAGCACCTCTTGCTGGCTGGTTGCTACTACTCTACCCCACCCGCTCACCGAGTGCAAGACCCCTGCACACGATTTCTTGTACGGGCCGAACTGCTCAGTTGCTCAGTAGTATACCCGACGCCAGTTGACCTCATAATAGAAGTAGGAATAGGACCTGCGACGCCATGAGCCAGTGCTCCATGTCCTATGCAGATCATACGTCAACTCCCACCACTGAGCGCACTTCTCGCACTCCCAGATGCTTCGCTCCGGGTACCAATCCTCCTTGCTAGGCGACTCGACCCGATCCCCCTGCCTCGGGGGCTCACACACGTGCTTCTTCGGCGGCACATACACAATCGGACTCATGTCTAGTTCTCCTCACTCTCAGTGGTAAGTTGCTAAGTCATCTATCCTGTCCCAGTACGCCTTGAAGATAGCATACCGTCCCATGTAGACAAAGGCTTCCAATATGGCTTCATCGCAATCCATTCTCTCGCGCGTGCTTCTCTACCTCACGGACAAGTCGGTCAATGTCGCTTGCCTTTGGGCCGTATCCGAACTCATCATCGTAGTCTGTGGACTCATCCCGCAGTCCCCGGACCACGCCGCGCCACGACTTCGGGGAGGGTAGATTATAGGCAAACCACTCGAACTCGTTGCAACTGCAACCGGCCTGTTCGTCCCAATAGTAATTCTGGGTGCCAGGTGAATAACACACCTGAATTTCCCACCACTCCCACCCTCCACCAGAAGCCATTGCCACAAGCTCCCAGTCCTCAGTGCCGGGGACGTGGCTACCTTCGTAATCTTCCATATCAGTTCTCCTCGCTCTCGACTTCCTCGTACACCGAGCATCCTACCACACGATCCGACGAGCGCAACCCCCACTCCCCGAGGGGGTCGTGAGGTCATGCTGTGATAGTCTCAGTTGACCGACTGGCCATCTGGGAGTCCATGACTTGTTTCAGCCTTTTTTGTGCCCTATGTCACAGCCTCATGAGAGCCAGTGCAGACCTTCACCGTTGGACGCTCACGGACTGTCACACTGTGAATTTAGTCACAGTGTGACCTTCTGACGACCTCCGGCCCCCACGATATAGGAACCTATGGTATAGTGGACGTATACACGGGGGGATCTCCATCCCCCCGAGACCCTGAGACCTACAGGTTCTCTGCAACACAACCCGAAAAAGAAGGAGCAACACAATGCCAGCTGCTACCCCCGAACTAAACCGAGCATCCACTCGAATCCACTACTGGGCCGATACCCTGAATCTCGACATCATCCGCAATAAGGGAAGCTGGACGCTGATCGACCCTCAAAAACCTGAACTTCTGGCCTACCGCCTGGACTCCCCGGAGATGGAAGACTTCCTGGCCCGTATGCGCGCTCGCGGTGCGCAAGCATCATGAAAAAGACAGTGGAAGAGCGGTTCTGGAGTAAAGTGGATAAGACCGATGAGTGCTGGCGGTGGACAGCCTCCTGTTACTCTAGTGGCTACGGCCAGTTTTGGCGTGATGGAGGGATGGTCCTCCCCCACCGACTCGCCTACGAGTGGGCGCACGGCGAGATTCCAGAGGGTATGCAGGTCGACCACCGATGCTTCCATCGCAATTGCGTTCGGCCGGATCACTTGAGACTAGTGACCCACGCACAGAACCAGCAAAATCGACGCGGAGCGCAAAGCAATAACACCACCGGAGTCCGTGGCGTCAGTTGGCACAAGCCCACTCGAAAGTACCGGGCGCAGGCGGGCCTCGGCGGCAAGAAGCACTATGTAGGCCTCTTCGACACTATCGAAGATGCTGAGTCCGCCGTGATCGCCAAGCGACGCGAACTTTTCACTCACGACGATTACGCAGATTGGGCGGCTTCCGCCTAGATTCGACGGACAAGGAGAGCATCATGCACACAGCATCGCAGGAGCAACTGGCCATCTGGGAGTCCATGACCGACATTGGATTGCAACTGTTCCCCGTGCGAGGCCGAGGTGGAGTACCGAAGTCACCGGCATTCGGGGTCAAGTGGCAGGAGGTTGCCACCGACGACATGGACCAGATTGCCACCTGGGCCAAGAAGACTATGGCGATGGGGGTCTCCTGCGCTCATAGCCGTCTGCTCGTGGTCGATATCGACACGCACGGATCGACTTCCGGCTTTGACACCCTCGGGATGACTTACGATGAGATGAAGAAGGTATGCACCTACTCGGTGTCCACGCCCTCCGGAGGCGAGCACCTGTACTTCCGACTGCCTCTGGGAGTGCGTGTCAAGAACTCCCAGGGTAGGTTGGCAATAGGGGTTGACGTGAGGGGCTTCGGCGGGTACGTCGTTGCCGGCGGGTCTGTCCTGGACAACCTGGGGGCCTACGAGTTGTCCGATGAGGCTGAGATGCTCGGGGAGATTTCGGATGCTCCCGACTGGCTTATCGCCGAGGCGTCCGGTGTCGCGGGCCAGGACCCGGTTGCTCAGGCACGACGACGAATGGACTCAATCATCGAGCGCGCTCTCAACCCCGAGGGGGGTCTCGCCGAGGGTATCGTCAACAAAGCGCTTGACGATGTGCAGTGGTCCATCGAGGGCGAGCGCCGCTCTACGCTGCGCGACGCCGCATTCGGGCTGACCCTGAGGGGGATTCTCACCGATGAGGTTGCCGGGAGGCTCATGGCTCTGTCCATCAAGCCCGGATTCACTGAGGACGAGGCGTTCAAGACGATCAAGGACGCACACCGAGACGCTATGCGAAAGAGGGAGTTCTGATGGAGGAGCACGACACGACAGTCCAGGAATACGCGGCGATGTTCCGAGACGTCGGAATCCCGCGTCGCCGTGAGGTCCTTGCCACGTACCAGGAGGTCACGGGCGATGTGGGCGCGGAAGAGGAGTTCGAGGCGCTGAGCGGTTTTGGCCCGGAGGAGACGCCGCTTGAGACCCCCGAGGTGAAGACCGACGACCCTGACCACATTCCCACGGCACAAGAAGAGTTCACGGCTCTGTCCCCCGAGGGGGACCCGTCCTACGTCGCCACGGACGATATGACCGATGAGATGACGGACCAGGAGCGCCGGAAGTTCGAGCGCGATGTGGAGCGCCGTCGATACGAGGCTCTGGTCTCTCGCACTGCTAATCGTCTGGACGCTGCTGAAGCGTTCTCCGCCGAGGACTCAGGGCAGACGGAGGTATGGGGCGATGAGATGCTGGACGCCGAAATCCCCGACGAGTCGTTCCTCGTTGAGGGCCTGTGGCCTATGTCCGGTCGAGTCAACTTCTCCGCTCAGGCCAAGACCGGCAAGACCACGACTACCGGCGCGCTCGTCTATTCGCTGCTGTCTGGCGAGCCTTTCCTCGGGAAGTGGCCTGTTCGCAAATTGGACGAGCACGAGTCCATCACCATTTTCGATGTGGAGTCCACGCGCGAACAGGTGATGAAGGCTTATCGCCGAGCGTTCGAATTGCGTACTGGTCGGCTGCGAGTGGTGCGCTTCCGTGAGAACCGAGCTGGCTTGAACTTCATGGTTGACGCCGCACGTGAGCATATGCTAGACACCTACTCTGGCTCTAGGGTCTACGTCATGGACAACCAGACACGACTCGCTAAGGCGATGGGCCTTGACACCGACTCGGCAATCGAGGCTGCGTCTATGCTCGCCGCGTGGGATCAACTCGTGCTCGACATGGGCGGTGAGGAGTCCCTGTGGGTCAATCACGCTGGGCACGATGGTACGCGCTCTCGTGGCTCGTCTGTGCTGCGCGATGACGCTGATGCTCTGTGGCTCATGGCGAAGGATGCTAGCGGCAAGCGGACCTTCTCCGCCGAAGGTCGAATCGAGGAGGTCTCCAAGGTCAAGGTCGAACTGGTTGACGGCGTTCCGCTCGTGAACGAGGCTGGGTCCTCTCAGTACGAGCCTCATCAGGCGGAGGATTATGTGCGCCGAGTCCTCATGGAGATTAGCTCGGAGGAAGAGGGTATGAAGCACAAGGCTCTTTGGGAAGCGGCTCACGGACTCGCCGAGCAGGAGGGCGCTAAGGTCTCGCAGCGGAAGATCAAGGACGCTATTACCAACATGATCGAGGACGGATTGATCGACACCGAGGAGGCCCCACGTACTGAGGCAGGTCACGGTGGGGGCACTCTCCACCGACTCTCCGACCTGGAACGGCTGGGCTGAAAAGCCGGGTCCCATGCCGCGTTCCATGGAACCCGGATACATGGAACCCGGTAAGAAGCCGGGATTCACTCAAAGTCAGTTTTTGGGAAAGTGGAATCCGGCCGCATCCGCATGATTCCGGGCTTTTTCGCACCCTTAGACCCCGCGTTCCACTATACCCCCCCCCCTTTAGGGGGGGTATAGTGGAACGCGGGGTCGTGGGGGGCGAAGCCCCGGTTGTTTAATAAGGGTAGCCTAAGTTGTTTGAAGAGCGAGTTGTGCCCGGAGAAGCGGAGGGTGATCTTCTCCTCGGTGGGCCGGTCGCTTCGCAGGGAGCGGGGATCTACTTGACACCTCTTCGGTGGGTGGTAGAGTGGGGGACATACGGTTCACCGGCTCGGTGGGTCGTAGGGCGTATAGCGTGAAGGAGGAAGAGATGAAGACGTGGAAGCAGATTGACCCCGAGCATTTCGATTCGGTGAGGGCTGGTCAGACCGTTAGGGTAAAGTGGGAGGATGGTCCGGCAGTGATCGAGGCTGAGGGCTATGTGACCTTTGTCTCCGGAAACTTCGGGGACCCGGTAGACCTCTCGCATATGGTCGAGGACTACCGGGAGTTGCGCATCCTGCACCACCATGAAACATTCTGGTACAAGATAATCGGTTTCATGGATGTCTGGGTTCTGGAGGACGAGACTGGGACGCATGGCGTTGTTGACGCAAAGCGCTACATCATTGATGTTCTTTCTCGTCCCGAAAATTCGGAGGGTATGAAGCACAGGGATCTGTGGAGGTCAGCATGGGAGTTGTCTGAACGACGGGTGTCCCAGAGGAAGATCAAGGCTGCGATCGCTGAGATGGTATACTCCGGGGAGATCCGAGTAGCGGGGGGAAACGGGGGAACTCTGCATTTTCTCGGAGGGGCGGGATTCAGCAATGAGTGATGAAGAGCGTAGTCTGGTCCACACCTCGGAGTTCCTGGTAGGTAGAGCCTTAGAACGGCTCACAGGGCCTCGGCAAGTACACAACAACGAGAAAGGAAAGTAACATGAATGGCAAAGAGAACAAGATTAAAGGCGAGGTCAACACCTTGAACCTGGATAAGCAGGCCACTATTCACCACGACGACTGCCTCACCGCGCTGCGCGCCATGCCCGACGCTTCGGTGGACTCGATCGTCACCGACCCGCCATACGGGCTGTCGAAAACAGACCCCGCGTCCGTCGCCGACACCCTCACGAAGTGGGCAACGGGCGACCGCGAGCACGTCCCCACAGGGCGCGGGTTCAGGGGCAAGTCCTGGGATTCGTTTGTGCCCCCGCCAGCAGTGTGGGACGAGTGCCTGCGAGTCCTCAAGCCGGGCGGGCACATGGTCGTGTTCGCCGGGTCCCGTACTCAGGACCTCATGGGCCTGTCCATCCGACTCGCCGGGTTCGATATCCGCGACTCCGTGGCCTGGCTCTACGGGTCCGGGTTCCCGAAGTCGATGAACGTCGCCAAGGCGATCGACAAGACGGCTGGCGAGTGGTCCAGCGGGGTAGCCCCCCAGTGGGATGGATGGGGGACGGCGCTGAAGCCAGCGCACGAGCCGATCATCGTGGCCCGTAAGCCCCTCGCCGGAACCGTGGCCGGGAACGTTCTGGAGCATGGCACCGGGGCGCTGAACATCGACGCCTGCCGGGTTGGGACAGAGCGGCGACTCAACTCACCCGCAGGCAACCCGTCTGGCGCAGAGGGCACCGTAGCAATGGGTGGGCGCTGGCGAAAAGACGCGACGGCGCAGGAGGCTGTCGGTCGTTGGCCTGCGAACGTAGTGCTGGACGACTCCCAGGCCGCAGCACTCGACCAGCAGTCGCCCGACAAGGACGGCGCGTCCCGGTTCTTCTACACCGCGAAGGCATCTAAGTCGGAGCGCCCAGTGGTGGACGGAACGGCTCACCCCACGGTCAAGCCCCTGGCCATCATGCGCTGGCTGATCCGCCTCATCACCCCACCCGGAGGCCTGGTCCTGGACCCGTTCGCCGGGTCGGGTACCACGATCGAAGCTGCGATCCTCGAAGGCTTTCCCGTGATCGGCGTCGAACGGGAGTCGGACTACCTGCCGCTCATCCAAGACCGCATCGATCGGGCTACTGCGCTCACTCCGCCACCGGAGTGAGGGGTGCCCCAGATTTGACCAAAATCGGTCTGGAAACTACACTTAGTAGTAGAATTCTAGAAATAAGACCTCTCGGGAGTACCCCCGGAGGGTCCGATCCCGAAAACCCTACTTACTGTAGGGAAAACGACGAAAGGAGTAGCCATGTCTTTGACAGCGGCAGAACGAGAGACAGTGATCCAGGTGGACGACAGCCGAGGGGACGTGCAGTTGTACTCCGCACAGCGCCCGGTGATTCGGCGAGTGCTGGACGACGACCGATGGACTGTGATCGAACACGGTGAGTTCGACGGTTCGGAGTTCATCAAGGCTACGTGCGCCTACAAGGACTGGTCCCCTATCGGGGGCATGAAGCGCAAGTCCCGGCCCATGACTGAAGAGGAGCGGGCGGCTGCGGGGGCTCGCCTTCAGAAGGCTCGTGAGAGCCGAGCACAGCACGACTGACCTGTGCTATAATGGTCCCAAGCGTTCTCCGCCTCGGTCTCCGAAGGCGTGTGCTCTGCCGTTGGCAACACTGACCCTGCTCGGGTTGAGGATTTCTAGGTGACGTTCCGACGTCACCGGGCTAGAGCATCGGCAGAGGGGATTTTGGCCCTGCTACCCGGTTCGATACCGGCTGCCGAGCAAAGTGTGGTATACTTGCTTACGAGCGGTTGAGAACGGCAGGACGTGTCTTTCCCTCCTTTCCCTCGTCTAGGCCAGTCTCCCGCTCACGAGCAGTCTCCCTCCCTGGGTCGAGTTACCTCCCCGGGGAGGGGGACCTCGCCAACTTTGGAAAGAGGAAGAACGACGAAAGGAAGATGATATGAGGAATGATACGAACGGCCAGACAGTTATCGAACTCAAGGTCTATTGGAAACTGTTCAAGAAGCTACTCCCGTTTTTGGTCTTCCCCCGTAAATACCACCTAAAGCGGTGGGACTCTGGTTTCTGGTACTTTATGGGCTATGAGATTGCTGGTAAGGACAGGTACCTTCTAGGGCACCAGGAGGAGCTTGTCAAAATCTTCCGGGAGTGGGATGAGCGTCCGCCCTCGGCGGCGGACATTGAGACCTTTAAGCGGGGCATGGCTGACCGGGCTTCGGAGGACCAGCGATGAGGGCAATTTGGGCAGAGAGCATGGACGGCATCTTCTCCCCGATCTTCTGGGACGTGCCAGAGGACCTGAAGCACTTCAAGGAGAAGACGCTCGGCGGTTCGGTGGTCATGGGCCGAGGTACCTGGGAGTCCATTGGCAGGAAGCCGCTGAAGGGTCGGGACAACTACGTTGTTACCTTGTCGGCCCTTTACTACTCAGGGAGGTTCGGCCCGGAGACGGAGTTCATTGAGATTCTGTCCGATGCCCCCTCAGATGCCTGGGTCATCGGAGGCGCTGCACTGATTGACGAGGCGTTCGATGCGGGACTCATTGACGAGTTCTATGTGACCACCGTAGGCGTTTGGGGTCGGGATAGTGATGTTCCGAACCGCCCCGAGTCGGAGGCTATGGATGAGTTCAGGATGGCCTCATTCGAGACTCAACGCTCGATTACCGGGGTTGACTACACTATCGCCCACTTCGTTCGGCCCGAGTCCGCCGACACCGAGGAGGCCTCCGATGCGTGACCCCAAGACCTACGCCAAGATCCTCGCCAAGCGTGAGGACGCCCTGGATAGAGCAGCCTTTGATGCCCGCCGCGCCGGTGACCAGTGGAGGGCCGTCCGGGCGACGGTGCTACAGGGCCAGTTGCAAGTGAAGATCTACGACTGGCGCGACCGCACCGGGTGGGTCTACTCGCCCGGGCATGACCTGGAGCCCCACTGGACGCACATCACGATCATCCCTGACACCGAGGAGGGCGCATGAGCGACTGGACTGACGAGAAGCACCGGGCTGCAAGGGAGGAGGCGGAGGGATTCATAGGGCATGGCGGGCATCGCATCCGAAACATCACCCTGTCCGACTCACTGGACGAGATTGAGCGGATGTGCGCCATCCTGGAGCGGATGCGCGCCTTCCTGGACGAGCAGAAGCGGATGCGCGACGCCCTGGAACACGTTATCAATCCCGAGGCGGATGCCTGAGTTGACAAGGGGAAAGCCCCCTACCTAGTGCAAATAGGTAGGGGGCTTTCGGTTCACCACTGGCTATGCGTGTAGTGAATCTTGCGCTGTTTGATTGCCTCCGCTTCCGCCTCGGCGAGTGTGGCGAAGCACCCAAAATTCAGATTCTTACCGTCTTTCGCTAGCCGAACGATGTATGGCTTCTTGGCGTTGGGCTTCGACACGAGATACACATTCCGGACCCCGGTTCTCCCCCGAGAATGCCCCTCCCGGAGGTTCTGAGCGTTCTCCGCACTAGTAGCAGGTCGGAGATGCTCTGGGTTACAACACCACCGGACATGGCAAATGTGATCGATATGAAGTCCCTCAGCCTTGTCTCCGGTAGCAAGAAAGTAGGCCACCCGGTGTGATCGTTTGGAGTCTGCTCCGGGGTGCCTTGGGCACTCGACATACCCGTTTCGAGGGTTCTGGTACCCGTCATACTTCCAGCAGCCTTGGTCATTTACGTCTTTGGCGACTAAGGACCAGAAGAAACTATCAGGATCCCCGGCCCTTCGGCGGCGCTTCCGAATTGGCGTGAAGGGCTGCCCCCTTCGCTCTTGGAAGTAGTGGGCCTCGCACAGCCCCCTACGTGTGAACTGCTTCCGGTCGCAGTAGTCTACAAGGCATTTGTCTCTCATTTCTCTCCTCTTGTTCGTAGGGCTTCCGTACCTTTTCGGCACCCTCCCACTATAGCACAGAAGTACGAGGGGGCCTAGGTGTTGTATGTAGGTCTCAGAAATTTCGCTGTCGCTGATCTGGGGAAAAGACCTCCCCCTGGGTCTATGTGTGGTATACTTCATAGAAATTTCGCCTTTCCCGAGTTGGGGAAACGACGTCCGAGGGGGTATAGGTGTGTGATATAAAGCCCTAGAAATTTGGCTACTTTCGAGTTGAGAAAAAGACCCCCGAGGGACTCTCTTTGTGATATAGGCCACAAGCCAAATCTAGCTAAAGGAGGCTAGCATGTTAGGACTAGGCAAGCGAAATGGGAAGCGCCCAATAGAGAACCTTACAACTACGTTCATGGAGCCCGTAGAGCGCGTAGATGGTATGCTGCGCTTTGGCTCCACTACTGACTTCCACGCCTTCATCGCTCTTATGCTGACTGCACTCGACTACAGATGGAGCACGTTCGGCTACGACTTGTCGGAGATTTGCCGACTGGTCGATACAGATGAAGACCCTACCATGTACTCGGTGAGCGAAGATACTGAAGTTCTCATGGATCGTATCACTAATGCAGTAGGCACAATCAATGTGTTTGCTGAAGTAGAAGATGATATGGATGAATGGGATTGATTGAAAAAGCACTACATGAATGCTAATCATTCATGTAGTGCTTTTTTATATCTATTTACATTTCATATTCATTCATATACATTCATATACATTCATATTCCAATACCGATACCGATTTACTAATGCAAATACGGAAAGAAAAAAAATAGCAAAAGCAAATGGAGTTACGATAGTAAATGTTTACTATCGTAACTCCATTTGCTTTCGCGATCCTGCGCTTTAGCAACCAATTTGCTTTCGCAATCCTTGACATTTCACCAATTCGCTTTCGAAATCCTTTGCTTTTGCTAATTCTTGGTATTTCACTCATTTGCATTTGCTAATCCTTTCCGATGCATCCATTTGCTTTTGATAATCATCCCTTATGCAGACCTATCCCTTGGAAAATGTTTGCAATCGCGATGTTTGAAATAGCAAATTAATGGTTTTTGCAAACATTTCACTAAAGCAAATGCTGCAAAAATCATTGATTTGCGAAAGTGAATTATTTACATTAGTAAAAAAATTACTAATGTAAATAGCAGCCTGGATCACATTTGCAAAAGCAAAAATGAACAGGGTGATGATAAGTGACATGTCTCGCATTTTGGGGACCTCCTAGTTCGGCGTTTGCTCATGTAATCCTAACCCTACTCCCCGACTGTCTGCCGGTCGATGACTTGATGGGGACAACACTACCCGATCCGGCGAGAGTGTCAAGCGCGAAATAAAAATTTTTTGGGTTGACTTTGCAGCTTCCTGGCTGTATACGCGTGCGCACGCGGTGAGTAGAAGGTACCGGGATCAGGCTGCGAAACATTCCGTAACGCTTGACGTCTTGCTGGCAGATGTGCCATAGTTGAGACATCAGCCGGGGAGACGCCCCGGCGGGACCGAAAAGGAAACGGGCATCATGGAGACTTTCGGAACGAGCACCGACGCGGTGAACGGCATTATCGAGCGGGCGGCTAATCTCACGGCGGAGGAGGCGGAGAAGCTGGAAGCCGCATGGGCCGGATCATGCGGGCCAGCGTGGGACACCGCATGGGACACCGCATGGGACGCCGCATTGGACGCCGCATTGGAAGCCGAATGGGACGCCGCAGACGCATGGAACGCCGCAGGGGACGCTGCGTGGTATGCCGCATGGGACGCCGCAGGGGGGCATCGTTCGACTCCCGCATGGGTTGCCGCGCGTCTCGCCGCAGGTGACGCTGCGCAGGCGGCTGTCGTGCGTGACCTTATCAGCGACGAGCACTACCGGACCCTAGCGGGGGCGTGGGAATCCGTTATGGGATCGGTCTTCCCGTCAGACACCGGCGCCCCTCCCCGGTACTGAACCCCTGACCACAACGTTACGAAACATTACGCGCCGGGGCTTGCACCCGTAGGCCCCGGCGTAGTACAGTAGGACTCACAAGGGCAAGCCAAACGGGCGGCCCTAGACAGAAGAGGAAACCAGGACAATGAGCATCAACCTGAACACTGAATACTTCACTTGCCAGTCCTGCGCGATTGTCCAGTGTGACGGAGACACTTCCCACCTGAGTGAGGACGTGGAGGCCGTGATTGTCGGCGAGTGGGATAAGGCGGTTTACCGTAATGACGCGGGGGTCGCTTTCTCGGGGGAGGTTGATGCTCACTTCAGTCGGTGCGACATCTGCGACAAGAACGTCCTCATCACCGCCCGTTTCGACGGACTCACCTACGCCTGATACCAACACCACACCACAAGGGAGACTAATCATGCCGGACATCATCACTCTCGCCCTTATCGCCACGGCCTCATTCCTCGGAGCGACTATCGCTATCGGCTATCTGTACGGTCTCCGATCCCTCGGAGAATGGTGGCAGGGACGCAACGCGCCCGCTGCCACGGCGGACGACGCGCCTACGGGTACCGGCGTCTATGACTGGAAGGCTGACGACGGCGTGACGTGGCGACGATGACGAAACATTACGCGCCGGGGCTTGCAGCCGTAGGCCCCGGCGCGTACTGTAGGACCTACCAAAGCACGACAGACCAAAGCAAAGGATTGAGCATCATGGCACAGTCGCATAAGGCCGACCCGTTCGCTACCACGGCGGCGCTCATGTCCCGCTCCCGGCGCGCCTGTGACCGCGCGCTGTGGGAGGACGACGACGTGTTCCACAACGGCAAGAAGCGGCATCACCGAACCGGACCCCAGTACGGGCGGCGGATGCAGTCGCGGCGTGAGCGGCAGCGGTTCCGCGTTGCGCTGGCCCGTGGCGATCACTTCTACATGTGACAAAAAGTTACGCGGCGGGACTTGCACCCGTGAGTCCCGGCGCGTAATGTAGGACCTACCAAAGCAAGACAAGCACAAAGCAAAGGATAATTGACCATGCAGACCTCAAACCGGATCAAAGCCCCACGTATTAACGACGACGTCCGCGTATCGTACATCGGTGTATTGGATGCCGACTGGTCGGCGGGAGAGCCCCAGTTTGTCAATACCATGATTTTGGAGACGAACGAAATGGCCCCGCTCGGCTACACAGAAGTTACGGTGTGGGGGCGTAAGACAGACCACGAGCTGACGGCCATGCTCCGGCGAACCGAAAATAGGGTACCTGGTGGGCTCCCGAAAGTGGTCGATTACCTTGACAACGTCCTGCTCACGCGATACTTTGACCTGGACCTGTTCCTTGATGTCGTGGATTTGCTCGACGCAGTGGAGCCGACCACAACATGACGAACCATTACGCGCCGGGGCTTGCACCCGTGAGTCCCGCCGCGTAATGTAGGACCTACCAAAGCACGACATACACGAGAGAAGGAATGATCATCATGGAGACTGTCGCAACGAACGTCGGCGGATTCATCACTACTACGGTTGCTAATCGGTGCGGCTGCACTGAGTGCGTCAATCCGGATTGTGGGGAGGTCTACACTTGGACGGATGAGACCTGCCAGACCTGCGGGGCCGACACTGAAACTACAACTGAGTGCTTTGGATGCTGGGATGAGATGAACAATGAACTGGCTTATGTTCTCGCTCAGTGGAAGCACCACACGGAAGACATTTTCATTGTTCGGGGGTCATCTGTTGGATGGATGAACCGTAATGTCGCTAAGGTAATCGAGGGGCCGTGCGACACTGAAGCGTTTATACACGCTATTGCACCTAATGGTGACTTCACTCAGATTTGGTCTCTGGAAGGCGACAGCCTTACCGTTTTTCAGACGCACCATGACTCCCCTACGGGCGAGACTTTTGTTTTCGAGCCGCTCACGCTTGAGTCTCTCGTGGTGAGCGGACTGGATAAGGTCTACGGCGAGGACCTTATTGATAGCCGCGTGGATGAAATTATCTCGGAAGCGGCAATGAGCCGACACTGTCACTCGGACGCGGGCCCGTTCGGTGCCCGTGATGCTTTCGGCGTTATGCAGCACATGGGGGCTGAGTCTGTCGATGAAGTTTTCGACGTAGCGCGGAAGGTTGCCCGCGCTGAGTGGGCGGACGAGCGTCTTAGGTCGATCCGCTACGCGGACCTGCTGCCCGAACTCCGATTCTGACCAACACACCGAACACAAGCAAAGGACAAATGACCATGAGCACCACGACCGCTACTCTCTCCCCTACCGACCGCATGACTACACGAGCCCACCGAGCAGGGCAGCACTGGACCAATGATGGTGACAGCGCCCGGCGCGAGGACCGCCCTAAGCGTCGCGGAGCGCGAGGGGACCGGCGCTCACAGTCTCGCCGGGAACGGCAGGACTTCCGGGCCGCTATTGCCAGGGGTGACTGGGAGGACTGATCTAGAGGACCTAGCGGCCCGTCTACTACGGTAGGCGGGCCGCTTCCGTGTGCCCTGTGCCCTGTGCCCTGTGCCCTGTGCCCTGTGCCCTGTGCCCTGTGCCCTGTGCCCTGTGCCCTGTGCCCTGTGCCCTGTGCCCTGTGCCCTGTGCCCTGTGCCCTGTGCC